CACCACTGGAACTCTGGGTGGCATCAAGGTTGGTAACTATCTGTCGGTCGCACCCGACGGCACTCTGAACGCACTGCCCCCTGGCACTGGCACCGTCACCAACATCGCAGTTGGGGCTGGCATCACGGGTGGAGGGGCTGGACCCAGCGTCCCAATCGGTTTGCAGACCGCATCAGCCACTCAACTGGGTGGTGTCATCATCGGCTCCGGCATCAATGTTGTCGGCGGTGTTATTTCGCTGGTTCTTGCGAGCGACGTTGCTGTCGGTGGAATCCAGCTTGCCACTGCCGCAGAAGTTATTGCTGGCACCGTTGCCGACAAAGCAGTCACTCCCGCAACTCTCGCAGCAAAAGTTGCTTCTACATCGCAACCTGGCATCGTTCAACTTTCTGACAGTGTTGCCACAGACGACAGCACTCTGGCTGCCACAAGCAAAGCCGTCAAGCTCGCTAACGACGCTGCTGCCGCTGCGCAAGCAACCGCTGATGCTGCTCTGCCTCTGGCCGGTGGCACTCTGACTGGTGTCGTTACTTTTGCTGCTGGACAAACTTTCCCTGGCGTTGCCTTCCCGGTTGCCACGGCACTCACAGCCGGTGTGGTTCGAGTCGGTGCTGGCCTATCCGTTGACGGCGCTGGCCTGCTCACCACGGTCAACAACGGCACTGTAACCAGTGTTGTGACTGGTCCCGGCCTTGGTGCTCCGTCCACGGGCAACTCAATCACAACCACCGGTACAATCAAGCTTCTGCCACCCACCTTCGACGGTGCTCAACTGGGTGGTGTCAAGAAAGGCGCAAACATTGACATTGCCATCGACGGTACGATTCGTGTCACTGACGGTGCCTTCCTTCAGCTGAATGACCAATACGCTTTCAATCAATACATCTGGCCGATTCCTTTGGCTGCCCCGGCACTGCCTTGCCCCGGCACCACTGGCCAAGTTCTGACAATTATCGACAACGTTACAGCGCAACTCGGCTGGACAAATGCCGGAATGCTCAACCAAGTTTCTGCTGGCACCGGTATTGCTGTCTCGACCGCAAACAACGTTGCCACCGTCTCTCTGGCCACTGTTCCCTCTGTGGTTGCTGGAACCTACGGTGGCACCGGCTTGATTCCGACGGTGGCTGTGAATGCTTACGGCCAAATCACATCGGCAGGTGTCGCAAGTGTGTTTGATCCATTCTCCAATGTGGCAACCACGGCTCCTTCGGTCGATCTCGACTTTACCACCAACAGCACAAACTGGTTGATTACTCTGACTGGAAACACCGTCATCAACAACCCCGTCAATGCTCAGTCGGGGCAACGTGGTTCCCTGCTCATCACTCAAGATCCCCTGGTGGCTCGCACCTTTACTTGGGGTGCTGCGTGGAAGTTTGCCAACGGTACCTCCTATTCCGGAAACCCCGCACTCGCTTCTCGCGATCTGTTGGAGTTTGTTGTGGTTGCTGGCAACGAAATTGTCGTTACGAACGTCGTTTCCAACCTTGGATAAGTTTACGACCGGGAAGGAGAGGTATAATTTAGTTTGAGGTTAGTACGGTAGTTTCTGGCGACTCTACCCGAACGCCTCCCAAAAGTCGCCAACAGTATTATGCAACCACGTATTTACACGTACAAGGTTACGTTCGAAGAAATCCCCCACTGGTATTGGGGAGTTCATAAAGAGAAAAAATACAATGACGGGTACTTGGGTTCTCCCGTTACCCACAAGTGGATGTGGGAGTTTTACACTCCGAAGATTCAGATTTTGGAGCTTTTCCCCCATACGGACGATGGGTGGAAGGAAGCCAACCTTGTGGAAGACCGCCTCATACGTCCTGACCTTAACAACTCTCTTTGTCTTAACGAAGGTTGCGGCGCCAGGGTATCTCGAGAAGCCTCTCAACGAGGAGGACTTAAGATGAAAGGGCGATCAAAGAGTGATGACCACAAGAGAAAAATAGGAGAAGGAAACAAAGGCAAAAGAAGAAGCCCTGAGTACTGCGATAAGGTGGCCGCTAGAAACAGAGGGAGAGTTTTAACTCCCGAACAACGGGATAGACAAATAAGAAATACCCAAGAGTTTTTCAGAAACAATCCTGATGTGCTGGCTCGCCTAACTCAAGACAAAAGAAAGCGCAAATGGTTCTATGATCCGGAAACTCAGGAGACTAGGCACACCGTTTCCCCTCCGGGGGAAAACTGGGTGGAGGGTAGACCTGCTCCCTATTTGAGCGCACCTTGGTGGACCAACGGTCAGGAGAACAAACGCTCCTTTGAGCAACCAGGCCCTGAGTGGGTTAGGGGGATAACTGACGATCACCGAAAGAGAAAGTTTCGTTGCACGGTTACCGGCCACATATCTGCACCAGGGCCACTAACAAAGTATCAAAAAGCCAGAGGAATTGATACTTCAAATCGCGTCCGAATCCAATAGTTTACGAACGCTCTTTTAACCTAAAATACTTTTATCCACTCTCACAACATGGCTAACGAAACTTGCATTCTACAAATTCAAGGGGGCTTAGGGAAGCACCTTTATTTGACTGCGGCAGTTCAGGTCCTAAAGAATAACTACCCGGATCGCGATGTAATCTGCGTAGTAGCTTGGCCGGAGCTGTTTGCTAACCTGCCGGGCGTAAAGCGTGTGTATCCTCTTGGAGGAACACAGTATTTTTACGACACTTACATCGAAGGTAAGGACCCACTTATTTTTGCCCAAGAAGTCTATTTCCACACTGACCATGTTATGCAAAGGTCTCCATTGATTGAGACGTGGGCTAAGGTGTACGGCCTGAAGTATAACGGAGAGAAACCCTACATAAAGATCAATGCCGAGCAGAAAAAAGCGATCCGTAACTTCTACGAGCCGAAATTTGAAGGTAAGCCTTTTCTGCTCCTTCACACTGCGGGCGGGTTATTTACGAACGAAAACCCTTACTCGTGGGCACGAGATATGCCCATCGAGGTAGCAACTAAGGTTGCCCAACACTTTAAGAACACACACTTCATTATGCAAGTGTGCCGACCTTCGGCCCCGAAAATCGAAGTTGACGGGGTTTTTGTGCGCAACGAGCAGTTGTCGAATACCGAGTTAATCGGACTTCTCGAGTTGACCGACAAACGTCTACTCATAGACAGCTCCCTTCAGCATGGAGCCGCCTGCCTCGGATTGAAATCAACCGTCCTCTGGAATGCTACTTCACCCGCTATTTTCGGTCATAACCTTCACGACAACATTCAGGCAAAGGAAAAACCAGCAAAGGAAAACCCTTCGGCGTACCTCTTCAAGTTTCAATTTGATCAGAACCCTCAAGAAATGCCATACGAAGACGACGACTTGAAGGATCTGTATAATATTGACCAGATCATCGCTTCGCTTGAGGCACAGACAAACGAACCAAGCAAAGGGTTCGGTTGATCGGGGGGAGCTTCGGCTCCCTCTTTTTCATGGTAGGGTAAAACCTGGTATCGTTGACGTTTATAGCTTGTGGCTTTAACTCGTGCGCAACTTCTAGCCGGAAACCAGGCCCAGGGAACCGTTCTTGCAGGTCAGGTGCAAGGCGTTACCCAAGGTACCGGCATTTCAATCGCTGCCAATGGTCAGATCTCCGTGGATGCCTCCACGGTCGTAGGTCTGATGAAGCTGAACAATGGTTCAGCCTACAATGCCTACACCTGGCCAGCAGCTGACGGAACCGCCGATCAGTTTCTTCAAACTGACGGAGCAGGCATCCTCAAGTGGGCTGATGCTTCCGGATTCGCCGTGGTTACGGTGTCTCCCATTGAACCCACACCTCGCGACGAAGGCGAACTCTGGTTCGACTGTAATGTCGGTGAGCTTAAGGTTTATCAAAACTGTGTGTCTCCAGGTGGCTGGACCAGTGTGTTCGAGGCGGGCCTTGAGGTTACCCCTGCGAACTCTTCTTCCACTCCTGCCTTCACCGGTGGTGCGGGTACTTCTGCGAATCCTTACACCCTGTCCGCCGTCTCTGCTGGCACCGGGGCATCCTTTGCCTTGCCTAACGTAATTACTATTACGGGATTGGCACCGTTCCAGTATGTTCCGATTGTTGATCTGAACGCAGCTACAAACGGTGGGCGTTTCCAGTTTACGAACTACTATTCGAATGCCTCCGGAAATCTGATCTTCCAAGTCATTTTTAATGACGTTCCCACATCTACTTCCGGCACGGCTTACAACCTTGCCCTAAAAGTCGGGTACCAGTCGGTCTATATTAATGGAACGGTAAATACTGTAGACCCCGTCATCCTGGCTTCCCCTGGTTCCATCACGGGTTCGGCTGCGGTTGGATCTACCATTAACTATAACACTGGTACCGCCACCGGCGGGGCAGCTCCAATCACCTACTCTTGGGTTTGGAAAAATAGCGACGGCACCACTCTCGCCACTAACACACCCTCATACTTGGTGACTACGGGTGAAATTAACAAAACCATTTCCGTCACATTAACAGCCTCGGACAGCTCCGGTCAAAGTGTGACCGGTACGACCGCCGCCGTCGGTCCCGTTAATCCTCCCCCATTCCCCAACCCCACGACGCCAACCTTCCCCACGGACACATTGAGCTCCAGCTCTTTTACATGGGACGGAACTGGTACGACCTTGACTTCTACCGGTTGTATCGAGTTTAACGTAAACGGGGGAGCATTCAGCCAAAGTGGAAAGGCCGTTGTTCCCGGGGATACCGTTGGAACCCGTTGGACGTCGGGTCCTGCCGGTCAGTGCGGTTCGGCACCTCACAACACTGGGATCACTGGTTCCATCACAAACGGTACGTACTCTTCTGTCTCCAACTTAACGGTCGACCGTAAGCCGGGTCCGTTTAGCTTTGGCCCTGGGACGAACGTTGCTCCGAACGCCGTGGCAACTTCTTCGACCATTAGCTTGACTGAGATTAATGCCCCCGGATACATTACGCTTGTTTCCACAACTGGCACAAGTGTTCAAGCCAGCGTGGGTGGTGGATCTTACACAAATGTTCCAGCAAGCGGCACAAGTCTGCCGATCAGTCCAGGTCAAACCCTGTCCATTCGTTTCACGGTTGGTGCTTCGGCATCTTCAACTTACGATGCCGTAATTGCCATCGGTGAAGGGGCAAATGTTCAAACCGGGACCTTCTCGGCAAGCACTTCGGGAGGTGTTTTCCCGAACACTTTTGTAACTTTCCCCACTTTCATCCCAGAGGTCACGAGTTTCACTTGGGCAGACGGATCTACAAACATTAGCACCGTTGGTTGCATTGAGCTCTCCCTAAACGGAACGACGTTTACAAGTTCTTCTACTGCGGTTGCTGACGGTAACACCGTTTACCTGCGTTGGAAGAACACCCCTTCCTGCGGTGCTCTTTCATCCGGTACCATCACAGGCACTCTCACCAACGGGACTTTCCTCAACTCTGACTCTTTAGTAATTGATCGCCTTCCTGACCCTTACTCTTTTACGGACATTGCTACAGACGCCCCCTTGTTGTCCACGGTGGTTTCAGACACAATTACCTTGTCAGGAACAACGGCTCCCTCCTACCTAACTTACGACGGAGGAACTACGACACTTTCCTCCCCCCAGTACAGTCAAGACGGGGGAGTAACCTGGGCGTCCATCCCTACCACCGGTACAACTGCCCTTGTGAATCCAGATGCTTCTTTCCGGGTGCGTGGAGGTACGGGCGGATCCGTGTTAACTGACTACACTCTGGCAGTTAGACTCGGCAGCTCAGTCACAACCGAAAATACTACCTGGACCGTAAAAACGGCTTCTTCTGGAATTGCTCAGCCCAGCATCACAAACGTGGCAGGTACAGACGGGGTAACCTACATTGCACCCGTGGAACCTTTGTTTGACACTTCGAGTGTCGTTGGAGCTGTCTCCCTTGTAAACCCGGTCTCGGGTTTAACACCCGACTCAGAGGCACTGGCCTTGTCTGCCACGGGGGGAAGTGGCAACGGCCTGACCGTCACCGTTACAACTGACAGTGCGGGCAATGTTAGCTTGGCATATGTCGATTCCGGCGGAACTGGATATATTAACGGTGAGCAGGTAACTTTAAACCTATCTGGACTGGGAGGTGGGACCGCTGTGCCCCTGACGGTTCAAACACAACCCGTTACTGCTGGTGTTGCCTCTTTCACCATAACTTCATTCAACGGGGTAAGCGCAGGTACATTCTCTCAAAGTGAGTGGCAACTGTCCACGGATCTTGCGTTTTCCTCTCCGACAACCTTCACGTTTACAACGGCCAGCACCACACAAAATATTCAAGTTCCGGGTAGTGTGGGTGGTAACAGCCCCTACTATGTGAGGTTCCGATACAAGTCCAGTTTGGGGACTTTCTCCCCGTACTCTTCGATCGTCAAGACCGCAACGGGGACCTTAAAGAACCTGAGATATATTCTGAAAACCTGGCTAGGAAATAACTATGACTCTGGAGAATTTTTCGTATTTCCTCGACCTGGTCTCTACATCGTGGGAATCGACAATACCTCAACCACTAACGGTGTTCTAAACTTTGGACCCAAAGGGTGCAACGGCACTTACGGAGATTGTGGAACTGACGGTGGTAAGCCACGGGGAGCAGTCTACCTTCAACTAAGGCAGCCGGCTAAGTTTAGAGTCACACAGCTTGGGGGAGGGGGTTCGGTCTCCCAGGTGGAAGCAGTTAACATAGCTTATGGCCTGAACGACTATTACACTACCAACCCAGGCCCTGTAACCGGAGGTGGTGGAACGGGTTGTAAACTGACCCTGAGCAGAGACGGCAACGGCAGGACAATTTGCACAGGCATTGGAGTACCGGGGAGCGGATATGCCGTTAACGACATTCTGACTTTCACGGGACCCATCGGAAACGGCGATGGTGTGGCCATTCCTGCCGGATTTAGTACCGGAACTCTAGACAGTTTCTGGGACGTTCTAGTCCAGGGAGTCGGAGCTGGTGGTGGTAGTGGAAGTCGAGGATCCGGTTCTGGTGGTGGTGGTGGTGGATATAATGACCAGAACGGATCCCCCGGAAATTCGGGGGGTGGCCCCAACGGTGGTGGTGGTGGTGGAGGTGGAGTGAGAAACTCTTCGATCTACCCTGCAGGCGCCCAAGCCGGCAGCGGCTCGGGCAATGACGACGGCGCCGGTGGTGGTGGTGGCGGCGGTTGGCCTGGTGGTGGTGGTGGTGGCCGTGGGTTTGGTGGCGACGGTGGTGGTGGTGGTGGAGGCGGCGCCTCAGCCCGTAGCAACCTGGTCACAAATGGACAAGTTACATCGACCGTGTACGTCAACCCTGGCATCGACATTTACATTAACGGGTCGTTCATTGACTCCGTAAACAACACACTGAAGAGTTTCCGAATCTCGTAACGCCATGACTATTTACTACAACTCTGACCTAGAAGAATTTATTAGCACGGGAGATTTTTCCGCCCAGTTCGGGTTGCCTCCAACCACTGAAAATCTAAGAAATGCGGGTTTTTTGCCCTATTTTGACGGTTTTCAAAATCAGAACGTACCTCAAGGCTGGATTAAGGCCGGAATTTCTCAAGATCGGGACGAATACTTCCAAATATACGCCCCCACAAACGATCTGGCAGAAACCATTTCTTACTCAGATCGACTTTCTAAGGCTCTGCTGACGTGTCTTGTGGGCAAAGTTTCTTACTTTGCAATGGACATTGCCCCTGACGGGTACCTGGTCTGTGACGGAAGTGTCCACCAATTTACCGATTACCCTTCACTCGGCGGTTTGTTGGGTGGTTTGTATGGCGGAGATGGCACAACTACCTTTGCCGTGCCCGACCTCCGTGGTCAATTCCTCCGTGGATGGGATGAGGCCGGAGGTAGCCCCGGTGGCATCGACCCTGGCCGCTTGTTTGGATCCAGTCAATCTCACGCCCTAGAGTCCCACTCACACGAACTCCCTGCAGACGGAGTCTCTGGCACAGAAACTACAACAACAACTTCGATTAACCAGGCGACAACTTTTGGAAATGGTTACGAAACTAATGTGACAGGTCTCAGCGAGACCCGACCCGTCAACGTAGCGTTGCTCCCGTGCATTTTTCACGGTGAAATAGTCGTCTAAAGAGATCGATTCCATTTTAGTGACACTCCCCCGAGCAATCGGGGGATTTTTGTAACCGGGTAAAACCACTTATCAGAAAAACCTGTTAGCGGGTGGCATGGCGCTTCTTACATTTCCAACAAGTCCGGTAAACGGCCAGTTATACCCTGTCAACCCTCCGCCTGGTACAAATGTCTATCAGTGGAGTTCTACGGAACAGACGTGGTCGTTAATTAGTTTTGCCACAGGTGTGGCTGCTGGAACGTATGGTAATCCTCTGGAGGTTGCTCAATTTACTGTAACCAACACCGGTAAGCTAACCTTTTCCCAAAACGTCCCCATTCAGATTGGTAGTACGTCTCAGATCGGTCTTGTTCAGTTAAACGACACGGTTACGTCTTCCTCAAGCACAGTCGCCGCAACTGCGGGATCGGTTAAGCTTGCTTACGATGCGGCAAAGGCGTCAACTCAGACTGTCACAGCAAATCCACCCATTAAAGTTGATCTCACAAATCCTCAGTTTCCAGTCATTTCTGTTGACTCAACGGTTGGTGTTCTAGGGGGAATTAGTAGCCTGGGTGTAACAACAATTGCCGACAACACTTCAACAAACTCTGCCAGTATAGCTCTTTCTGCCAAGCAAGGCTTGAGTCTGCAAAATCAAATCGATGCCCTTGTCGTATCCCCCAACCTGACTCTCGGTGGCAGGTTGAACGGTGCGGGAACTTTGACGTTTGTGACAACAGAGGGAGCCGCAGTTGGTTTCGTTCTCAACGACCCTTTGCCGAGTCCTACTACCGCAAACGTAAATTATTTCGCAATTTGTACAGAAGAAGGCACTTTCACCCCTACGGGAGAGACTACCCCGGTCAGTGTGGTCCAAGGTGACTGGTTGCTTTCGACTGGTACGAGTTGGGTGTATTTGGACGTGGGTGTGAAAGTCACACCGATTTTGGCGTACCTCGATGACATTTCCGGAAGTTTCAACGGAACTCAAACCGACTTCCCCTTGACAGTTTCGGGGGCTTCAGTCACCCCCGGCCCCAATCTTTTGATCTTCGTTGGTGGTGTTCCCCAGGTTCCCAACGTAGCGTTCAGTGTGGTCGGATCTACAATCTCCTTCACCGAGGCACCCAGTACTGGGTCAAGTTTCATTGGAGTGACTGCCACGAAGGCATAATCAAAAGTCCAACGACAAATCCTCGGGATCTTCTTTCGCAAAAGATCCTATAAGTTCTTGCGAAGTTTCATAGCCATCCGCACCTTTTGACCTGTTGGCAGATGCCAGAGTGAGTGCGTACTTTGCTCTGCCTTCGTGAAACTCCAGCCACTCTGCCCAGAGCACGGTGTCCGCAAAAACTTTTTTCGTCGGTGGTCCCTTCAAAGTTATGCGAGAATAGTTTAAACATTTTTCTCGAACGAACTCGTCACAGATTTCGGAAAAAGGTGTTCCGACGTGATCCACGTCCGTCCTATCACCGGGACGGATTTTTTTGCCACTTAAGTAACATACACAAGGGATGGAACAAGAATCCCGAAATGCCTTGAGTTGATAACTTATGCCACCTCTCATTGATGCTTTTACAGCATTGAAATGTTTTTCCTCAGGTGTTGCCGTTGTGGCAGTCTTCTTTGGGGGATACAACGCATCGAGCAATTTTGCTTTTGGAACCGGTTGTCGAGTGGCTCCTCTCTCAAGGCTGATCACTTTGACTTTGCGGCCACCGGCAATCTCGATGTTCCTCAGATAAACCAGCACCTCGGGGTCATTGGCAAGTTTGCTCCACTGTTCGGTCAGCTTGCAGCAACGCAACACAAAGTCCCTCGGTTCTGAAATCAGTTTCGAGTTTGCACGAAAGTTTTTAATTATTCTCCCGATCTTCTGACTGAACTCTCCCTTATTGAGTCCGAACGTGTCCTTGCCTATGCCCATGGTTTTGGTTTGTGCTAAGAGAATTTACCCGTCTCACCCACGGCTATGCTACCTGCGGCCACGGAGCGAGCAATGTGAGTAGCGTGATCAGGCGCAGAGACGATCTGCGTCTTTTGGAGGGGACCGAAGTCAAGGTGTCCGCCAGAGTAAAAGAGTTGCGAAAGCACGCAACGAGACGGGATCTCCATTCTTTTTGCCTCGTTAACGTGTTTGTCACTCCCATACCCCTCGGCGAAACGATCTACCTGTCTCACATTTTCATTCTCAAACGTCAATTTAAAAAGATCGGCCGAGTCCCTGAACTTAATGAACGAATCAACTTTACGGCTACTGTCTACAGCTACCGCCGACTTGGCGGTAAGTCTCACGACAGAGGTTTGTACAACACCACCGATTTCGGACTCTTACCTGTGAGTTATGAAAGTCACGATTGTAAATAAATTTACTGCCGACGGCAAGGAATATTTCGAGTGGAGGTTGTTGGACGGACCGGACGGAATTGAGGAGGTTCGGGGATTCGCCTCTGACTTGATCGTCGCCTTCTCTAAAATCATCGAGTGGCGTGAACGTATCGCTGCCGACTATGCCAAAGAGGTCCTTGAAGATCTCGACACATTGAAAAACTTTCTCTCAAACAATGAAACCGACAATTGACCAGCTGGCAACTTTCAAGGACAATGCCAAGCAATGGGCAACCGAGCGACTGGCAGACCAAAACACGGTGATTTTGGATCTTGAGTCCACTGGTCTTCTTCGAGAGGACCCCGAGACTGAGATTGCCCAGATTTGCATTCTGGACATCCAGGGCCGGCCCCTCTTCAGCATGCTGCTGAAACCCTCGCAGCCGATGAATGACACGGTGATCGGCATTCACAAAATCTCAAATGAGCAGGTGGTCAATCAACCGATGTTCCCGCAAGTTGCTCGAATGATTTCGTTTGTCCTCAAGGACAAGCATGTCATCTCATGGAACATGGACTTTGACTGGAGGTTGCTGGTTCACATGTTTGCTAAGTATGAGATTGACAAACCCAAGACAGCCGGTTTGTCTTGTGCCATGGACAAATACAGTGAGTGGTCCGGTGAGTGGAACTCGAAGAAAGACGGATTCAAGTGGCAACGTCTCCCCAACTTCCTCGGTGAAGAAGCCCACGATGCCCAAGTCGATTGCCGAAACACACTGAAAGCAATGCAAAAGATGGCCGGGTTGTTCAACGAGGACAAACTCACTGCCGAGGACCTCGACCTGGACTTTTGATTTACGGCACCCCTGTCAACCTATACTAAACCGCAACCATACTACTAACAATGACTGACTTTGGGCGGTTCCGCCTTGCTTATGAGCCTCCAACTGCTGGCACCTTTGACGACGTTCTAGACCACACTGTTGAGATGACTATCTCCGGTGAGGCGAGTCTGGAGAACATAACTTCCTTCTTCACCTGTTTCCTGCGAGCATGTGGGTACATTGTGGATGGGGAGTTGGCTGTGGTCTCGGAGACTGTGACGACTCGGACTTCACCGTATGAGGCCGGACTCGGACAGATCACCATGTCGGGTTCTCAAGGAGTTGACTTTGTACCGTTTGGGCAGTACGCTAGTTGCCCGCCTTCTGGCATATCCGGAGCGTTTGGAGACACCGTGATCTACGGGGGCCAAGGTACAGACACTATCTCTTTCGGTTGATGGAAAACACAAACCCCTGGTATATCGAAGGGTCAAGCAAAGTGCGATTGGTGTCGCACACACCCGACCCCGAGGCAATGATGGGATACATTGCCCGAGTTACTTCCAAGGATCAAAGCAACCCCAAGGTCGAAGGTCTGCTAAAGTATTGTGCCAAGAACTCACACTGGTCGGTGTTTGAACAAGCCACAATGACGGTTGAGGTTGTCACACCTTTGGCCATTGCCGTCCAGTTGCTCCGTCATCGCAGTTTTACATTTCAGCAATTCTCTGGTCGGTACGAAGATCAGCAGGAAATGCTCAAGCACACTGCTGACTTAAGTTCCTTTGGTAATTTGTTTTACATGCCTGAAGAGGCACGGGAGCAAGATCCAAAAAACCGCCAGAATTCTCTCCCGGCGTCTGACCCTGGTCTAACTGACGCAATGTGGAACACAATGTCCACTGCCTACACTGTTGCCCTTCAATGCTACAATGATCTCCTTACCCGTGGAGTCGCGAAAGAAATCGCACGTTTCGTTCTCCCTCAAGGTGTTTTTAGCCGTCTGTACGTTACAGGTTCTGCTCGCAGCTTTATCCATTACATTGGGGTGCGTGATGACATCGGTGTTGCTCAATACGAGCACTGCGATCTCGCCCGAGCCGTCAAGTCCGTCTTTGCAAACACCTTCCCAACCGTAAGCAAAGCAGTGTTCGATGTTGTTCCAACTCCATTGGAAGTAGAAAACCAAGAGCTCAAAGCTGAAATCGAAGTACTGAAAGCAACCCTGAGGAACCGACTGTAAATGACCACCCTGATGAACAAGCAAGCCGCCACTGGTCACTGGAAGATCATGGCTGATTACCCTTCTCGTGACGGTGATTACATGGTTGTGTTCCGCACAGAGGATGGGGACCTTGGAGATCCCGACATCTGGTCCTTTGCTAAAGGCACCTGGGAACCTCTCTTTGGCTATACTCCTGACGGCGAACCAGAATACTGGTTAGACATTCAAATGCCTAAATGACCGACCGACCGAAACTTGAACAAACTATCGTCCTAGAGAGAAACCCAGTTCCGCTGGTTGTCTGGGATTTCAACGTCGCAGTCTTCCACGTTCTGAACTGGTACCAGAAAATCTCTGGATCGTTCAAGAAAGAGGTTGAGGAAAAGTTGGTGAAGGGCGCTTTTGCCCTTCACATTAACAGGGGGCCTGACATGCTCCCTCGGCACACTTACCGAATGCTTTTTGTTGCGGACAAACGTTTTGCCGACAGTCACAACTACTGGCGAAACAATGTGATGCAAACCTGTCCGATCGTGAAACAAGCGTGGATCGACCACGCCGAACGGGAGGGAGTTGACTACGACACACTCAAGAAAGATTACAAAGGAACCCGTGGCGAAAAATCAGATGAGTTTTGGTTCGTCTACAACATCTGCCGTAACTATGCTACGGAGTATTTCCCATTCTTTGAAGCGGAAGGGTACGAAGCTGATGACTTCGCTGGAGCAGTTTACAGGCTTAGTCGAGACTCCGCCACCGACTCGGTGGTCCGCAGACGACAAATCTTCCTCGCCACCCTCGATCGCGACTGGAGTCAGTGCGTTGATGAGGCGCACAAAATCTATTTCGCAAACACTCGCTATCCGTTCCCGAATGAAAAAATTCAAGAACGACTTGTTGGCAATGCGGGTGTGATTTTCCATACACAGCATAAACTTGGGTATGAAATCTCTCACCCGTCGGAGTTGGCGGCGAAGAAAAGTTTAGCATCGGACCTCGGAGACAATCTTCCGAAAGGCACTCCCATTGAGTTGTTTGACTTATGCGAACCACATCCCGAATTCAACATTGACAAGTTGCCTGTGTTTTCCGAGTTGAAGGAGTGTTGCGAAGACCCCAGAGCAAACGACAGACCCGACCACTTGGAGCAAACTCTACGGCAATTCGCAAAGATTTGCCTTGAAGCACCTTACAAGGTGTAGCTCAGCGGGTAAAACCAGATAGATTGAAAAGGGAACATGGCTGATGCAGCCTATCAGGCAAAATATCTGGGGATGGCTCGACTGCTGTGGCAAGCGAGTAAGGGGGATCCTTCCCGGATCCCTCAGAACTACGCTGAGCACTTAAACCACACCTATGTTGACGGGGATGTTTCCCTGGTTGGACTGCTCCCTCTTGTTGAGGAGTATTCCGAATTGGAAGAAACCGAGATTGAAGAAGCTATCGAGATGCTCGGGAAAGTGAGTCCCGGAGACTGGCCCGACATCGAAGACATCGAAGGAATCTCCGCAGAGGAACTCCTTCGTGTGTATGACGAAGATGCTACAGAGTTTGAGTTTGTGGAAGACAACCTGGGCACTTCTGAAAAAGTTGAAAAGGTTTTGATTGAAGTCATCTCCTCCGTGTTCGGAGACAAGGTGTCAACCATTCGAAGCGAGAAAGGATATTACGGAAACCCGAAAAACAAGTTCCTTCAAGAGGATGACGGAACCTTTGCCGGTACTTTCATGTACGACAGCAACAAGTTCATCTTCGAGATTGCTCCAGCGGAAGACGGGTGGATCTGCACATACAGAATGCACTGGGACTCGGCTGACAAACTTCCACCGGTCTCCCAGTCAGACGACCAAAGTGAAACCGACTACACTCGACGTGTTCGCCATCGGGGGTGGAAATAATGGCATTCCAGGGTGGACCAATCGCAGAGGTAGGACTTGATCCCTCTGTTTTAGTGAACTTGGGCACTTCAGCAACATCGGGAACCGTGCCTGGCATTGTGGGTCAAGTTTGGAAGGGTTCCGGTCAATCATTCTTTGGTAAGGCCGGCCAAGCGCTCACAGGGAACCTCTCAGCCTCTGTTGTCAATGTTGCACTAAACTCAGCTTTAGGGGCACAGGCAGTCGGCCCACAGGGATTAAGGTTAGACTCCGGCGCAAACGTTTTGGCCAGTTTGGTAACTCCGCAAGTAACCAGCCAAGTTGCGGCAGGAATCAACCAGCAGATACAACAGACTTTACAAAGTGCCGGGCCGTTTGGCCCTCTGCTTTCAAATGTTGGTACCAGTCTCGTCAGTCAGGCGACACAGGGTCTAACAGACGCAATTTTTGGCGCTACTAGTACAGCGACAAACTATAAAATGTTCCCCGGAGGTGGAGGTGAACCCGCAGCGGACTACGGTGGTTCGGCTTACACTTTGGGTGATGTTACGTTTTCCCTTCAACCCGCTAACCAGGGTCCTCAGGCTTTTGGAGATTTGTCGTACGGGGTACCACTGTCTCAGACAACCCTCCCTTGGGGTACCCTTAACGGAGACGTTTTCGGAGTGGGCTCCCCTCCTGCTCTAGACTATACAAAAGGTGTAATAATGGACGTCAACCCTAGTCCCCCCAGCGGGAGCATAGCATAATGGCTGGACCGAACTTTGGGCAAAGCGCCGCGAGTTATTTAGGGGGTGGCAGTATCTCTCCATCTTTTTCGGAGAAATTCTCATCGAACCCTGCTGCTGATTATCTAAACCCCGATTTGAAGTTTGGCACAGACGTGACCGGAGATTTCAACAGCGTTGCTGATGATCTATCTGGCACGGGTGCTCTGGCCGGTGGTGGCAGTGGTGGTGGATGGACATTCATCTGTGCCCCTGAGGATGTTTCGTGGAACATTGCCAATGATGCCAATCGCATTGACATTTTCGGATCGAACAATCCACCCGTGGTTGCTGGCACAAAAGGGATGAGGGACTTGACACTCGGCAACGCTCTGGTGGAAGGTTTCGTAAGGAAAGTCACGGTCGAAGCAAAAATCGCCGCACTGGAGAAGTTGACAGAATACTCCCTAAACACGACGGACGGTTTTGTTTCCGTCCCTGTGTATCAAGTGTGGGCAAACTCCAAAAGTTACGGTGGATCTCAGGCATACTTCATCATTAAAGATGTCAGAGTCAAGGAGTCGATGAGGGATCTCCAGGGAAATGCCACTCGAGCATACGTAGATATCTCCTTGATGCAGGTTCCAGCGTATCAGGTAAACTCTGGCAGAGACCAAGCAGGGGAAGTTACCCGAGGAGGATCCGCTCTTCAGCAATCAGTACAGTCTCAAGCCAACGGGAATGTTGCCGGAACTGGCCCCGCTGCTGCAGGGGCTGGGTCCAAACCTGGGGCACCTGGCACGAAACCTGCGGCGGGATCGACCGCCCCGAAACCTGCGGCGACTACGACAAAACCACCTCCGCCGCCAGCAAAACTGGGTGAAAGGGTGAAAGTCCAGCAGTTCTAGGGACAGGGTAAAACCTATGACGGGGATGAAGACACCGGATGGCTGACCAGAGAACATTTACACTCATAGGTGAGTTTAAGGATGGCATTACGCCATCTCTGGAATCCATCAATAACTCCATTGCCAAGGTAAGAACTACTTTAGCAGGACTTTCAACACGCAGAGGCGGATACGGAGAGATCACCAAGGCAATGGGATCCTTGGTGTCTGCGCAGAAAAATTTGGCAACTGCTGTCAGAGACGTGAAAACGGCAGTCAGTGAGTCAATACCCGTTCTTCGACAATACAAGAAAGAAATCGGTGGAGTTGCTCGTGCTCACTTTGCAATTGCCCGAGCCACCCAACAAGCAGCAAGAAACGAAACACAATTCTGGAACCAAGCAACCAGGAGCGCTCAGAACTATCAAAGGGTAGCCAACTCGACCCGTGGTCGCCGGGCACCTCAATTAATGTCTCCTGGATCAGCTCCTGCCTATGGTGGTGGTGGTGGAGGGGGATATCGCCGTCCCCCTTCGGGTTCCTCACGAGGGGGTGGTGGAGGAGGAGGCGGGGATGCCTTTCCGATGGCCCAGTTCACTCTGGCATTCGGACTGAGCCAGGCACTTTCGGCTCCCATTGAGAGCGCCATTGTATCCGGATTCCAGATTGGCGTCGGCTTGATGACCAAGCCATTTGAGTATTTTGCGGATGCATTTGGAGAACGAGTTCAAGACCAACTGTCTGACTTGAAAGCCGCGGGTGCTTTGTATTCGATCTCGAAACGAGCCAAGAACCCCTTCCTGAAGGACATTGATGAGGCAATTCAGTTCCAGCAAGACACAAACAGAACCTTTGCAAATCTGGCAAAGGATCTTCCGGGTGTAACCAATGACTATGTGCAAGTCGGAAAGCGTCTGAGTGACACGGCTGCCCGCATTGTTACTCAGGACTTTCAGGGAGCATTGCAGTATGCCAAGGAGATTCGGGAAAAAGAGGGAGGAAAATACTATGGGTCTGCAGAAGAGCTGACAGCAGCAACTGGTGCGAAGCAGCAGCAAAAAGTTATTGAAACTATTCTCGGAAACTTGACGAAAAAAGCCACGTTGGGTGGCATTGGAAACCGTTCGGGTGCTGGGGGAATTTCCGGTGCGTACGGTCTGCCCGGAATTGTCGAGAGACTGGTTTCGGAGGAAGAGGTCTCCGTTGCGAAATTCCAACGATATGCGTCAGTGTTTTCTGACCCAGCAATCGCAGATGCTTTGCAACGGAATGTAGACAAAATTAACGCAACTGCCAAAAATTCCGTTGAGCGTGCAAAAATGCTCGACAAGGTTTTGGATGAGATCGTCACACCGGAGATGATCGAAAAACTCCGTGTGAGTGTCGATGGTATTTATCAGGGATTCAAGTCAGCCTTTATGGACCCTGACACTGGAATCTTCGGTCTCGGGCGCCAGATGAAAGGCATAGGAAAACGATTGAACTCCTATGGTCAGTATGTGAATGAGGCTGGAGAGGCAGTGGCTCACATGTCCATGGCGGCGAAGGAAGATCTCAGTATTTTCGAAATTATTGCAGATATTCTCTCGAATGTTGGCCAGGTCTTGATGCCAATCGTTGAGATTTTGCCGGAAATTTTTGATCCCTTGAAGGGGGTTACAAAGATTCTACTTGAAGCACGTCACTATGCCGCTGAGTTCAACAGAACCTTCAACATGTATCGAGAAGGTTTGAAGAATCTCGCCAAGATGCCAGGGAAAGGATTCATCAAAGACAGCCTTGACATTCGTGCCACTCTGATGGCAATCACGAACATCCTCGACCAGTTCGGCGGTCTTGGAAAAGGGCAGTTTGAGAAGATCTCCGCTCAACTTGGCGAGAAGAACTTGAATGTCGGAAAAATCCTCGGCGAGCTTCTGGACAGTTTCCTGAACTCCAAGGTTGCCAAGGAAATTGGAAAGACGATTGGACAGATAATTGGCACCGTCATTTCCGAAGTGGCAAAGGTTACAGGGTTCCTGTCTGGCCGTGTGAAAAAATCCGCTCAGTTCTTCACTGGACTGGGCCAAGGGTTCAATGATGCCGGGGGTGCGAAAGCTTTCCGAAACATCTTCAAAGATGTTTTCACAATAATGTTCAATGCTTTCGTGGAGATTGCCAAGATTATTCCTCTGGAGGCATATCTCATCGGGGCATTGATGCTCACCTTGCCGGTGGCCATTCAAACGCTCACGATGGCCATTGCCCATAAGTTTGCGGATGCCATCTTCGGTGTGGCAAAAGGTAAAGGTCTCGATACCGTTACAGGGTTTGGGGGGGCTTTCGTCCCCAAAGCCCTTAAGCAAAGAGGAAAAACACAGTACACATCACCAATCGGTCCGATGCCACGGGGGGTCCGAGACCCGAGCACTGGGATTGTCTCCGGTAGTCCATACATGGCATCCGGAACGAAGAAACCCCCTCGTTGGCAGCGTCAACTCCGGGCATCGACCTACAAAATGGGCAAAGCCACCGGAGCCGGCAAGTTCGCACAAAGCGTAGGAGGGATGGCAAAAGGTGCAGGCAGGTTCGTTCCCGGAGGGGCATTGGCCCTCGGTGCCGTTGATGCGGGGTTGAGAGTGGCGCAGGGTGAGGATGCTGGAAGAGCACTCGGTGGCGCCGCAGCTTCCGTCATCGGATCCACTCTGGGTGGCATTCTCGGTCAGGCACTGATACCGATCCCTGGGGTGGGTGCCGCAGTTGGCGGCATCGCTGGTGGAATCATCGGTGACAGGGTATTTAATGCATTCGCAGGTCCAAAAAATGCCCAGGAAGCCGCTGCCAAGGCTCAAGCGGATGCCGCCGCCGCTATGAATCGGGCAACCGACGCAGCCAATGCAAAGTATTTGCAAGAGTCTGGAGCACTCGGTGGAACGGAAGCTATTAGCCAGTATTTCGGTGGTGGTGCTGGATTGTTTAAGGCACTTCAAGATCCCGCAAAAGTTAAAGCCATGGGCCTCTCTCCAGAGGAGTTACAGCAAGCGAAGATTCTGGCAGGGTATCAAACTCAACTCAACAATGCCACTCAGGCAAGACTCACTGCCGAAAACAGAGCCACAGCAGCCGAGAATGCAAATACGAATAATAAAAAGCAGTTAAGGGAGCTAGCTGACAAAGCGGCCAAAGAACAGATTGCTCTTGAGACCAAAATGAAAAAAGCCTGGGAGACGACCTCCACAGGTGCTCAAACAAAGCTGCTTACTGCTGCTGGAGGATTAGCCACGGCGATCAGTCAGGCCGCAGCCAAGATCAAAGGAGTAGGAAGCACCACCCCAGGCGGCATTGACCCGACCTCAACCAGTCAGGCTCGACCAGGAAGAGCAGCAGCCACATCTCCCGGAGGCATGGCAGCGCCTGTTTACGGGGGGACCCCCGGACGCAAGATGGGACTTGGTGACGCAATTGCCACAGAGATGAAGAACAAACCAAAAGGATCTCATCTCCTTATTGCAAACAGTTCCGAAACAGTGATTCCTGCTTCAGGGGGATACTCCCCCCTGGGATCAATGGGTGACGCCCTGATGAAGTTCGTGGGGCCTCTTCAAGGCCTTGCCAACATGGCTGGACAGCTGATGTCTCCGGGTGGTCCTTTGGGTGGGGCAACCGGAAGTCTCGGATTGGCATATGCTCTGGCAAAGAGTATGGGTCTCACAATGACTTCATACAAGAGAAGCGGCCCAGCCAACGCCTCGTATCATAACGTGGGTCGGGCAATGGACTTCTCCAACAGCACGGGACCCACCCCGCAAATGCTCCGATTTGCCCAGTCAATGGCTGCGCAATACGGTTCCCGAATGGCAGAACTCATCTATACTCCTCTCGGGTTCAGCATCAAGAACGGACAGAGGATACCACCCATCGCACAGGGCAGTCACTATAACCACGTCCATGTTGCATTTGCCGAAGGCTATGAGAGTGGCAGAATGTTCACTCAGTTGCGTGGCCCCGGAGGGGCTCACCAGTGGGAAAAATCCATGGTGCCCGGTTCCGTCAAAGTATCCTCAATCACCGGCAACTCTGCCGAAGGTTTCGGAGGGGGTACAACCATCAACGGGGGCATAAATGTTACCATAGATGGCAGCGGCATGAATGACCGAGAGCAACTGGCAAACTATGTCGCACAAAGGATTTGGGAAGAGGTTTCCGACGTCCGCCGATCCATGCTTACCTAACCTAAGGGAGAATAAACAATGTCAGGAGGATTTCTCAAACTGCCCCGTGTTCGAGTTCTCTGGGGAGATATAAATTTAACCGCTTACACCGGTGGTGGTGGTGCTCCGGAAGTTTTCACAAACGAGAAAGAAAAAGGCGGACCCATCATCTATGACGTTCGAACTTCCCTCGCAGCGGAAAGCGAAGGACCCACAGCAGAGTTCAAGTGGGACCCAACCGGGCCAGGTTTCGCCGCCTACGAGTGGTTTCTGTCGCAGGAGAAGTATCTTCAAGAGAGAATTTCCATCGAGTTTTTTTATGCTCGTGGCAAAAAGATCGTAATGTTCTACAAGTGGTCGGGACAGACGATCAACTACGGCAACGACATGTCCGTGACCGTGAAGCTTCAGTCAGAGCTTGCTGGTCTAGTGAATGCAAATCTGCGTAACACGGCCCAAGCATACGATGAAAAGAAAGGCGCCCCTCTGACAGATGTTTTGGACAAGACCACGCAGCAGTTTGGCTTGGAAAAGAACGAAAACATTTTAACATATAACCAGTACTCTGAGAAGTTGATGAAAGACGTCAAACTCTTGACAGTGTATGGCAACGACCAAACTTACGGAACAGCAGTGTCAAACCTTACCAAGCAAGCAGGGCTTCAAACGACCGCCAACAACATCGGAAACTCCGGCTTGGTAACCTTTGCTCCGTACAGCTGGAAAGGGAAAGGAGAACAAGAAGAGATCAAAAACGGTGTAACAGACATCGCTGCCGGATCTGCACCTGACCCCAAAGTACGATATGGGTATTTGCTGGGTCCCTCGATGATAAACAGCACCACTCGCACGTTTAACTGGAAGCCGCCCCAGCAAGACAGCTCTAGCGGTCCATCCACTCAGTCAAAAACCGAGCGTCCTCGAGACGAGAGAACAGGACAGTTTATCACATACCAGGAAGCAGCGAGACGAGAGGCAGCAAAGAAAACCTCGGCACCCTTGGGCACAACGCTCGCACGACCGAATCCCGGTGTACAAAACAAAGAAAACCCTGACGGCCCGGATCGTCAAATAGCCTCGAACAACGAGAAGTCCCAGGATCTGTCATTCGACACCTTCATGTGCCCAGCACTGGTTGGACTAAAGCCAAATGACATTGTGTTTATTCCCAGCCTGAGGGGAGATTTTATAGAGGACTGGATTGTCCAAAACGTTGATTATTCGCAGAATAACGGCAACGTTAGCATCAGTGTCAAGGCAACTCGCACCTTTGGTGTTAAAGAAACGATGAACGAAAAGATGACGAAGAAGTTTCTCGACTTTGCCAAAGAGAAGAAGTTGGTGGGTGAGGGTGCGACGTTGGACGCATGGGACTCGTATGCCTGGGGTTTACCGGGGAGCTGAGGGGGTATAATACCTGTGTTGAGTGCCTCGGAATAGACCGAGGAGTCGAGCTCAACTTTCCAAAGCTCTAATTATCATGGCTGTAGCAACGTACAAGATCTCTCCCGCACTGGACGACCGCAATCGTGCCCGTCTCGAGAGCAAAAACTACACTCGCGCTTACACTGACATTCCCAACCGAGCACTGCCCGAAACCTATCAGAAAGGTCTCGGTGCTATCTTCTCTGCCCTGACCGGCGAAGACTTCTCGGGAGAAGGTTCCACCTTCACCGTTCGTGCTGATGCAAACGGAGTGTTCAAGCGCCTGTATGCACCTACCGTGTTCTCTACCGAAGAGCAAGGTCTGGTTATTCGCTGGGGTGATCGTGACATTCCCCTCCAGCTGAGCCCCGGTAAAATCACCGTGGCAGGTGCTCCCAAAGGCACCAAGTTCGCTTTCAAAGAAGAAACTATCGGTAAATACACTGAGCCCGTTCTGTCTGTCTCAGTAAGCTCCGAAGGCACCCTTTACACTCTGCCGATCCCCATTCGCTCGGCTGACTACGAAGACAAGGTCTCTGCTGACCTTCTCGACGTGCTCCTGGATGAGAACCCTGAAGCCATTGCCGAAAAAGTGCAAGTGGCCTCTGACCTTTCCAAGCGTGGCGAATCTTCCGGTTCTGGCGAACGGATGCAAGGTCCCTTCGTTAAAGTGGCCCACCTCCCGATTGGCGAGTATGTGGTTACCACTTACCGAGTGAAAGAAGGTGGTCAGTACGGTACTGATTACTTCCTTCAAGTCAAGATCGACGAGCCTTTCACTGCTCCTGTGCGCACGCAGGTTGATGGTGAGTGGGTTGATGTTGACACTGAGGTTCAGGACTGGGCAATCGTCAAGCCTAACAACTCCCTCAAGAAAACCCTGGCTGCTGATCCTATGATTGACCGGGAAAATCCGGCCACTCTGCGAGTGATCGAGCACGGTGAGTACAATGGATTCCCGACTGCCAAGGTCGCACTCAAGTGCACCGCCTTTGCTGAAGATCCGGAGGCATTCACACTAGACTTCTGATCTCAAACTTAGTCGGCACTACGGGTCGGGGTTTACGCCTCGGCCCTTTTTGCTATACTCCATCGGAAACAACTATCCAAACGACCGTATGTCGGATCCCTTCAAGACAACTACAAAACAAGAAGTAGACATTCTTGGAAAAGCAAACGACCGCAAGAAGGCAAGGTCCTTCGGTTCAGGCAAGAAGAAAGAAGAAACCAAAGCACCGGTTCGTGTTAGCGAACTTTACAACGCAGGCATTGCCCTGTTGAAATCTCGTGGATTCACCGTTGAGCTACAAGAGGGTGGTGACCACATCAATCACAGGATTCTGAAGCCCGCTCCCCCTCCGATGATCAAGGGCATCAAATATCCGCACACTTTCATGCCTCTGCAAGACATCTCGACCGATCTTGATTTCGAGTCGATTGAGGCAGCATTCCATCCGGACCTCTGCGATGAAGCAGTACGAGAGTTCTGGACACCGTTGTTCCGACCGAAAGCAGGAGATAATGATCTCCAAAGCTTCACCGAACGCCTGCTTAAAATGAAGCGGGTGAATCAAACAAAAAACATTCACCAAACACTTGACTATGGACACACGTTTGATCCAGTTGGGCGCTGGGGTGGCGAGGTTGTTCTTAACCCTCGCATCTGGGTTCCTGACCGGGATTGGTTTGACCCTGCGCTTCGTAAGGTTGAGTTTAGCGATATTTTCACTATCTTCCCCGAAGCCGAGCAGGAAATGCTCCGTCTCATTCTCGGACGGGTCGGAGTCGGTCGAGCAAATCACCTTCCCCCTGGACGCTCTGAACCCGTTGACCATACTGCCCGTATGGCTGGAGTCATCGTCGGCAAAGATGCAGGCTTGGGCAAATCAACCCTATTCAACGGGCTCACCGCAGCCCTCCAGCGATGTGGATTCGTCACTCACACTTTCAAGTCAACCGAAGACCGTTTCGGACTCAAAGCCGCAGCCCTCAGTGACATCGCGTACAAAGACGACACGAGCCTCGCGAGCCTCAAAAAGTTCCTCGCAGCCGAAGAAACCAAAATCCTAATTACCAATGGACTCTTTCAAGTTGAGGAGAAGTTCCAGAACGCTGAGCAGATATGGCCAAAATCTGTTATCTTGGTTAACTCCAACGACTGGAACAGCAAGTTCGCTTATGACCTCGACCCTGGCATTATTGACCGAATCAAAATCATTTCGACCTACCGTGAATACGAGGTTGCAAAGAATCGGGAGAACCTTGAGGGAACCATTTCGGAGGGCTCACCGGATCTCCGCCCACGGGCACATATCCCGTACCTTGCGAACAAACTCGGGGTCAGCCAAGAGGCTCTTTATCTGTGGTGCTTGCGACTGGCAACTGATCGATTCTGGGCAGTTATTAACGACGTTCGTGACCCATCAATTAACCGCCTCCAGGTCGAGGTCCGGTACTGGACGACTCGGCAGAGGATTCGCTTCAAGGCGGATGTTACTCAGGCACTCGTCAATGGAATGGCATTTGCGTGGATGCTCCGGACAGGAGATTCGGAAGTCCCTGAACTCACGCCGGAAATCCTCCAGGAGTGCCTAGATCACTTTTATTTCCTGGGTGTAGACCCCTCTGGGCTCCACTTAATGAGTCGAATGAAACGAGCGTGGGAGATTGCTGGAAGGCCATCGACCCACTACTACCAGGGTTTCAGGGAAATTCGTTGGGAGTCGATCAAAAAAGCCGTAACTTATTTCGAACAGTTCGGCCGTAACCCCGGCAGTAACACCACTGCGGAAGTCATCAAAGACATCATGGAAAAACTCGTGATGCGAGATGGTTTCAAGATTGGTGGATCTGCCAACTACGTCATCGAAAACTGGGAGAACATGAGGCACGCAAGTGAGGAGTTGCTCGTTGAGGGTAAGCAGTTGCTCGAGAGTTGTGAAGAGGAAGACAAAGAAAGGTTGTTGAATGTCAGCGCCCGCTGCGTGGACAAGTGGATCGAGAACAAACATTACAGTCCGGACCGTGCGGAGAAATTCCGTGCGGCAGCCCGTGAAAAGCTGTACGCAGTTGAAGGGGGTAAAAACTAATGCCGACTACTATACCCGACGAAACTGTGGACGCATTCTCTTACGAGTGTCAGAAGCAGGCGCGTCTCAAAGAACAACTCGAATCCGAGGGATTCACTTGCATTGACGACCCTGCGGGTCTCTACGACAAGATTGGAACCGTTCAAGAAATTGAGACTCTCTGCCAACTCTACACACCACGACTACTCTGCAAACTCTACGCCAAAGGCACTGAGCATCTGGAACATTCGTTCTATCTGTGCCCCCTGTGGCAAATTATTAAATTTAACTATGTAATCCCCCAGCCGGGAGAGTACTTCACTGCAAAATATGTGGTTGGTATTCGCCGTGTGGGAGAGAATGCGTTTGTGCCTAGTCTTCGTTTACCGTTGACCTAAAATGAAAGAGTTCCTCAGCAGCAATACACCGGACACGGCAACTCCCCTCACCAGTGCGAGCACACCGACACAACCTAACAGTAATGCTGCTGGCGACTTTGACCTTGAGACCAAGTATCCCGGACGAAAAGTCAAGTCCAGAAAGGACTCTGACCAACCTGCGTTTGGGGAGGATGACTCAATCAAACGTTATTACGGGCACTTCAGTATTGAGGCAAAACGAAATGTTCAAGACCTCCTAAAGAAACACCCAATGTTTGACAAACGGGGGTCCGTCAATCTTAACAGAGTGCAAAATAACACTCGTGAAGTTTTGCCCAACGACGAAACAAAAACCGTGGAGAATGGGGGGCACCTTGTTCGACAAAACCTTCCAAAAGCCTCTCAAACCAAGTACTAAAATGGCACCGAAACTATCTGACCCAAACACCTTCCTCACCAGTCTAGTCACCAAGAAAGGCAAATCAGATCGCTATGGTGTCTATCTGACTGGCGTTAACGTGGCCGCTTCTGCCACAGAGAATTACGATTACGAGGTCTCCCTCGACCACATTGAGAGAGACATTAAAAACATTTTCACACACGAAGCAAACGACTGGAACGCACTACTCGTTGAAACTCGACGAGAAGAGGATGAAGTTGTATTTCCGATTTCATTTATTCGGGGACGTGAGCCAAACACCGTTTACTTCATTGTCGAAGGAAATGAAATGTCGGCAATGGTTTTCATTCCCACACTCGTGGTTGATGAGTTCGTAACAGAAGTTACTTTTTTTCAGCATTTGCTGCGAGAGGTGTCCTCCTTTGCGGGTAAAACCGCCTCATCCATTCGTTTCACTCTCGGATCCGTTTCGATGGAGTGGGATGACTTGGTTGAGCACGGGTGCGCCCGTGAGGTGGACATCGGGTTCTGAGTTTACGGGCTGACCCCCGTGCTACACTAATTCGAGTTTACAAACTAAATGACACTTTCCGCAAACGACTACCAGACTGGCGCCCTACAGACGGCAATCTACCCGAACATGTCCAACAACTTCATCTATCCGACACTTGGGTTGGTTGGTGAAGCTGGTGAAGTAGCGGAGAAGGCCAAGAAAATTATCCGAGACGGGGACGGTAATCTCACACCCGAAACCAGGGAGAAGATGGCCTTCGAACTCTCAGATGTTTGTTGGTATGTGGCAGTTCTTGCCTACGAGCTAGACTACACTCTGGAGGAAATCATGCAAATGAACCTCGATAAACTGGCATCCCGTCAGCAGCGCGGTGTTCTCTCTGGCTCAGGTGACAACCGATGAAAGCGTCCGCAGTCACTTTTGAGCAAATGCGTCGGGCAGCCCGAAACAACCCTTCGCTGGCGGTTCCTTCCAGCTACCTGCAGGTAGAGTACGGTATATCCGAACTTCATGCTTGTTGGGACGGATTTGTGCACACCTCGGACCACTACGAACAAACTTTCAAAAATCGAAAAGAAATCTACCAAGAGTTTGCAAATGCACTCGGTGACTACCTTGAGTACCTCGGTGAACAAATTCCTGAGTCACTGGGACAGGAGATTTCTTCGCATAGCTGAAGAGATTCGAACCTGGAGCAAAGACCCAGGGACGAAAGTTGGTTGCGTTCTCGTTCAAGATCGCAGAATGATTGCTACGGGTTACAATGGTTTCCCGAGCAGTCTTTCTGACTCTTTAGAACTCTATGAAGACCGCAACTACAAACTGGCAGTTACAGTTCATGCCGAGGCCAACGCCATCATGAACGCTGCTAAAAATGGTGCTAAAACACAGTCCTGCACCGCATACGTCACTTTCCACCCTTGCAGCCAATGCGCTGCTTCTTTGATTCAAGCGGGTGTAGGAACGGTGGTATGCCCTGATCCAGCAACTGCTCCTGAGAGGTGGAGAGCAAGTTTCAAGCTGGCGAATGACATGTTATATGAAGCCGGTGTGAAACTTTTCTACTACTCGGAGATTGATCTGTGTCCAACAGAAACTGCCCCGTCTGTGGAGCCCATTGGGTCGACGGACAACTTTACTGGTCCACCGGAAAACCCGGAAAAGACATCGACCTTAACGCCCTCGTCTGCCGAAGACTTTCTTCCGAAAAGGCTAAGGGATGCGTAAATCCGTGCAAAGGCCAAGACGGCGGCACAGGTTGGGAAGAAAGAATAGCAATGACTGAGGCGGCACTAAATAAACTTGATCTTTAGTTCGGTTTACCGTAACGCTAGGGCGGTTACCCGTCCTTGCGTTTTTGGCCCATACGCTGTATATTAATAGGAGTTTCAAAGGCAAGCATGTCCAATTTCGACACCCTACACAACGCCATCAAAGGCGACTCCCGTTCCATCACCGCGATCGTTGAGCAGTACACTCCACTGGTCCACAAGATCGTAAATAAGTATGCGTGGATGTCTCCTACCCACTCCCGTGAGGATCTAGTTCAGGAGGGTTTGCTCGGAGTGGTCAAAGCCATTGAAACCTTTGACCTTGCCCGTGGCACTCGGTTTATGACTTGGGTGTATCCCCAGGTGCGAGGTGCGGTTCAGGGTGTCGCTCGCAAGGACAACCGCATGCCCAAGTATCCCCTGTCTCTTGAGCAAAGTGACTGGGGTGGCAACCTTGAGGACACCGTCCAGTTTGAGGTTCGTGACGAGTTTAAGGCCAATTTTGTACACGACATCATCATCGCCGGTTGCGGATCGGTAGATAGCAAGCGTGCACAAATTGTTTGTGATCGTTACGGCCTTCTCGGTCGCAAGCCCCTTCGTCAAGGTGAGGTCGCCAAAAAGTATGGTATGACGAAGCAAGCAATCAATTCTCACATTGCTCGTTTTTCCAAAATCATCCGTGAGAAGCACCCTGAGCTGGAGGCATTTATTAAGTGATGGAAGAGGGTAAAACTGTCATTGCCACAAAAGTCTTCGACAAAGACTGCGACGTTTGCAAACACATGAGCAAACATGATCGCATCACTTTTGAAGACTTCTCAGAGATTGCCTACCAGGAAGTTTTGCTGGATGACATAATCAACCATGAGAACAATCTCACAAAGTTACGCATCTATCAACTCCTGGAACGGCACTGCCTCTCTCCGACTTACGAGATCGACCTCCCTGTCTATTTAATCATGGACAAACAAGGGAAGTACGTAGGTCACCAGCAGGGGGCAGCCACAATCGTGGAGCTGAGGGAGAAAATCAAGGAATGCCTTGAAGACACACCTGAATAATCGGGGGACACATGATTGGGACACCACATTTTAGTTAGCCTGTATGGCATCACATTCCATCTGCTGGATGATCTCGACGGCATACGTGCCGCCTTCGAACAAGCGGTCGATGCGTGCGGTGCGACTGTTCTCAATCGTTTCTCTCATCAGTTCCACCCTCAAGGTGTCACAGTTGTGTACGCCTTGGCGGAAAGTCACATAAGCATCCACACATTTCCGGAGAACGGATGTTGTGCCATCGATGTTTATACTTGCGGTGACATGAACACTCGGCAAGGTATGCAAGTCCTCATCGACTATTTCAACCCCATTGAAGTATCCATGCAGGAGATCAACCGATGAAGAAACACAAGCTGGCTAAAAACGCTCTCAAACACCCCGAACTTTTTTCACCTGCTGAACTCGAATACTTTCGTCTCTGGCTAAAATCCCGCAAAGAACGCAAAGACCGAGAAAAGACAGAGCAGTTTACGAATTGTGACGAACATCTATCCTAACAACGAGCTTACACTATACTATGATTACCTCAAACGAGCACGGACAACAGAACATGTGGGCCAAAGAGCCCAAGATGTACGTCGATCCCGATAAGGATTTCTCCGTGACACACAACGAGAAGGCAGAGAAGCTGAACGGTCGGGCAGCAATGCTCGGTGTTATGGCTGCCCTCGGTGCCTATGCCGTAACTGGCCAAATCATCCCCGGAGTTTGGTGACATGACAGATCCCGTCCACAGCATCTTGATCATGATCGCTTTACTGTTGGCGGGTACTGCCTACATTATCTACTGGGTTCTAACCTACGATGACCGAGACCCTTCCTGAAATGTGGTGGCCTTCACCCGAGGCTTTTGAAGACCTGACCGTTGAGGATGCAGAGCACGGTTTCGACCTCTCTGCTCCCGACGACACCGAATGCGGTGAGTGGTTGGCGTTCTGGAGCCAAGACGAGGCACATCACAAAATCTTTGAGGAGGAGTTCACTGCCGTCCTCCGCAACTACGCAAACGAAATCCTGACCCAAAATGGCCAAAATGAAGACCTCCCTGACGGGAAAAACTCTGATTCAGTCCAAACCCAAGATGTCGGCACAGGGTTGCAGCCGGAACACGAATCTGGCAGCGACTCCGAACCGAGATCGTAAAAAAAAGTATCGGGGGCAGGGCAAATGAGTTTTTTGGCCGTTACTCTCGGATGCTTGATCGGGAGCTTCATTGGAAACATCAGCGTCTTCTGGGTCATTGGTCTAATGGCACAACGAGCTGAGAAAAAACAACTTAAGGAACTGCAAAAACTCCAGCAAGGGTATCTGGAGATGGCCCAGCGGGAAAGAACCCGTCTGGAAAACTACGCAAAGATGGAAGGTTGATCGGATTTCCTCCGATTTACCCTTCTTTTTTCTGCTATACTAAAGTTACCGTTCAAAACCACCATGAACCTGTTCGTCACTGACGACTGCCCGTATCAGTCTGCTTACAACCTCCCAGACAAACTCGTAGTTAAAATGGCCCTCGAGAACGCACAGATGCTCGCGGCTAACTTTAGCGACGAGTTTTTGTCGTATGGGGGGCTACGTAAAAAAGATGGAGGCTTCTACAAAGCCACACACAAAAACCATCCGTGTACCAAGTGGGGCAGAGAGTGTCAGGAGAATGTCGCGTGGATGATTGTCCACGGGCTTGCCATTTGCGCTGAGTACCACCGTCGATACAACAAGATCCATAGTTGCCTTCAAGCACATTTAGACGCTAAGAAACTTTTTGAAGCGCAGGGTGGATCCCTCCAAATGTACCAGCAACATTCGCCGTTTGTGCGAGCAATGCCCGAAGAGTTTAAGGCGGACCAAACGATTAACAGCGTCGAAGCGTATCGACGTTACATGCATACCAAGCATTACGCAGCTTGGAACCACAGCGATACACCCCCATGGTGGAGTAATGAAAAGCATTCGAAAGTATAGACAACCGTACAAAATTAACGGGGAGTTTGAATTCCCTGAGTTTTTTGAAGCTTACCACAAAGCACAGTCCTCTCAGTGGAGGCCCCAAGAAGTTTCCTTCGAAAGCGACATTCGTGACTGGCAAAATGCCAGCAACGACGAGAGAGAAATCATCGCTGGAATCCTTCGTGGATTCACTCAGCTTGAGTGCCATGTGAGCGACTACTGGGCACAGATTCCAGACTGGTTCCCGAAGCATGAGATCGCTGCGGTTGCCCGTGCTTTTTCTCTCTCGGAGATTGTTCATGCGGAGGCATACAACCTTCTCTCTGATACTCTCGGTCTTGATGAATTCGAAGCCTTCCTCGGCGACCCCGTCGCCCAACAAAAGATCGACAACTTCCTACAACACCGAGGCGTTAAAGAGTCTCTTGCAGTGTTCAGCGGTGCTGGTGAAGGTGTTTCTCTATTTAGCTCTTTCGCCGTTCTGCTCTCTCTCAACCTCACCGGACGATTCAAGGGAATCGCTCAAATCATTTCTTGGTCTGCGCTTGACGAACAACAACACTCCGACACCGGAATCGAACTCTTCCGACGACTGACCGAAGAGGATGCGTTGGGTCAAGAGGAGATTCAAGGAGTGATCGAGGGTTTCGAGTCCGTAATCTCAAACGAGTTTGCGTTCCTGGACAAGATCTTTGAGGGTCGTACCCTGAGCACCATCAACAAGGATGACGTTCGAGAATACATTCTCTATCGGGTTAACGACCGATTGGCGCGTCTGGGTGTACAGAAAGTCTTCAAATACGACGAAGCTTCTGCTAACCGCATCAAATCCTGGTTCCACCCGTTAATGGCGGGAGCAACCAGCACCGACTTCTTTGCACAATCCAAAGACGGTGGAAATTATGTAGCAAAACCCACTCAAGACTTTCTTGCTGTTAATTTACGAACCCTTAACCTGGTTATACTGTAAGCATGAGAACTTATTTAGCAATCGACCTTGCTTCTCGTAAATTTTATGTAGGAAGCACCTCTGACTTTAATAAAAGGGTTCGCGACCACCTCAAAAGTGCTGATAACTTACCGTTTCAAAATGCTCTGAGGAAAAAACCGGAAAACTTTTACTGGATTTCCTCGGAAGACGACGGGTCAGCAAACCGGGAAGAAGAGCAGTATTATCTGGACTTCTACCACGGTACTATGTGGTGCTACAACGTTTCTCCCAGCACAGATTTGCCCTTCATTTCTCGAGAACGACGGGCAGAAATAGCAAAAGAAACTCACCAAAAACACCCAGATCTGGCAAAAAGAATGGGGGAGAAATCTCAGGAAAAGTTTCCAGACGCTGCTCAAAATTTACAGAAGTGGAAAGACGAAAACCCTGAAAAGGTTAGAGAACGGGCAGTAAACGCTGGACGAGCGAGTGCTCGGAAACACTCCAAGCCGGTTATCTGCGTAGAAACCGGGGAAGTTTTTTCTTCTGCCAAAGAAGCAATGAGAGAAACCGGCATCAATGCTGGAAATATTGGCACCGCTTGTAAATCCGGCAGGAGGGCAGGCGGATTTCACTGGACTTATCTGAAAACCCTCGACCTTGTTCTCGTATGACCGATCCAATCGCTCCCGAATGGCTCTCAGAAGAGGGCATGCACACACTGTCGGCAGGTTACCTCCTGCCAGGGGAGACACCCCGAGCGATGTTTCAACGTGTTGCGAAAGCAGCAGCAACAATCAATCAAGATGAGTCTCTCTACGATGACCTCTTCCAGTGTCTCTGGAATGGTTGGATCGGTCTTGCCTCCCCTGTCGCCGCCAACTTCGGCACGTCAAGGGCATTGCCGATCTCCTGCTACTCCGTTCACCTGAGTGACTCGGTCTCCTCAATCTATTCACACCTCAAAGAAGTCGCACAGCTGAGCAAAAATGGCGGGGGAGTCGGAATCTACATGGGGGACGTTCGTCCCGCTGGTGCTCCTATCTCTGGAGGAGGAAAATCCACAGGGATCGTGCCTTGGGCACAGCAGTATGACCTCGCCGCCCGAGTTGTCTCCCAAGGGGGAGTCCGTCGCGGTTCGTTCGCCATCTATCTACCCATCGACCATCCCGACGTTCCTGAGCTCCTACGTGCGAAGGATCACTCAAAAGGAGACCCTCGCAAGTTCATTGACTCGAATGTGGCACTCACTGTTACGGATGAGTGGATTGAGTCGATGATTGCTGGCGACCCCCAGAAGCAGGAGTTGTTCGGAGAGGTGCTTAAGACGAGGATGATCTCCGGGTCACCGTATCTGGTCTACATCGACAACGCCAATCGTCAGAACCCCGAGTGCTACACCGAGCGAGGTCTCTCCGTGAAGACCTCAAATCTTTGTTCAGAAATCTTCTTGCATACCGATGAGCATCATTCGTTCGTCTGCGTCCTCAGTAGTCTCAATCTTAGTCGGTATGACGACTTTAGTGGGTGGAAATCTCCTACTTCAGGACGTACAGTCCCCCAACTCGCGATTCATCTCCTTGACGCGGTCGTTTCGGAGTTCATTCGCAAAGCAAAAGACAAAGTTGGACTCGGTCGATCTGTCCGATTTGCAGAAAAGTCTCGGGCGTTAGGCCTGGGGACAATGGGATTGCACACACTTTATCAGAAACGTGGATTACCTTTTAGCTCGCCTGGCGCTCGCGAACTCAACATCGAAGCACATCGTTGGGTACGAGAACAGTCAGAAATTGCCTCACGAGAACTCGCAGCGAAGTTTGGGGAGCCCGAGTGGTGCGTTGGGTCTGGCCTTCGTCATACTCATTTGCTTGCTGTTGCTCCTACTCGGACTAATTCAGTTATCTCTGGAGCGTTCAGCCAGGGCATTGAGCCAATTGATTCTAACTATTTCGTGGCCAAGCAAGCCAAAGGAACTTACGTTCGACGAAACCCTGTTCTCGAGAAACTTCTGTGTGACCGGGGAATCGGAGAGGGCATCTGGGAGCAAATCCTAGAGGCCAAAGGTAGCGTCCAGGATCTTGACTGCCTATCGGATTCCGAGAAGGAAATTTTCAGAACCGCTCGAGAAATCGATCAGTTTGAATTGGTGAAACAGGCAGCCGACCGTCAGGAGTTTATTTGTCAGGGTCAGTCGCTAAACTTATTCGTAGATCCGGAGTCCGACCCAGCCTACATCATGCGTCTGCATTTGTCGGCGTGGAAAATGGGTCTCAAGTCACTGTATTACCTGAAGTCATCCTCCCTCCTCACAAACAAAAAAGTGGTTCCCGCTTTGGTTGTTTCCAAAGATGATTGCCCCTGGTGTGAAAAATTGAAGCAAGCCCTCGCTGCCGACGGCATTCAATACAAGGAAATCACTAAAGCTGAGGCGGTGGAGAAAGGTTACTGGGACCCCAACTGGAAGACAGTTCCTCAAGTTTGGCTCTACAAAAAGCACATTGGTGGCTACACCGACTACGTAAATCTCAACTCCCAACCTACAGAACAAGCCTATGCTGACTGTCTCTCCTGCGAAGCCTAAGATGACTCGCCGCCGTTACAAACGATACCCAGGGCTCACCCCTGAGCAACAAGCGCTGGTCGAGGAACATAAGTGGATCGCAGGGAGACTCGCACATGGGGCAAAGTGTCTAACAGGGGGCCATACAGGCTCCTTGACTCGAGACGATCTTGAGTCTATTGCTAACTTTGCCCTCTGCGTGGCTGCCACTAGATATCGTACAGACATGAACGTAAAGTACAGTACCTATGCTTGGAACACAGCACGAGGGTACATCCAGCATGCTTTGCGTGACTACTCGAGGATGGTGAGAACACCGAGGTGGATAGCTAACTATAAGACCAAGGTATTTACCTTGATCGACGAAGGAAAAAACCACTTTGAGATTGCTGAGATCCTGGGCATCGACGTGGAGAAAGTAACCTACTGTTTGTTGGCAAGCAACAACTATCACCTCTCCTATGACAGTGCCCCAGAGGACTGGGTTACACCGGAGTTTGTTTTTGAGTTCGAAGAGCACAAAGCCACTCTCCTATCTCCCGAACTAATAAGTCAAATTCGGAAATTATCCGATGCTGAGATGAAAATGCTTCTACAGTACATCGAAGACGCACCCATCAGCGAGGAAGAACGCGAGTGGGCAGCCGAAAAATTCCACGAATTACAGGCTATTGCTCATGGACTCACCGAAGAAATTTGAACTAACTCCTTTGCCAATGGAAACGGAGTTTCGTGTTTTGTCCATCCGACGTCGCCTGCACGAACTGACCCGAGAGGAACTGGAAGAGTTTCTCACAGAAGCTCTCTCCACCATGACAAAACTAGCGCACCAGGTTACACAGTTGAGGGATCGAGTTATTGAGTTGGAGGATGGTGAAGGGTAAAAGCAAATAGTTATAGGTAACTATCATGTCCCTTGCTGCCCTCCTCGCATTCCTCGAGGCAAATGGTGCCTGGATTCTGGCTCTGTGGCTTGTGTTCGAGCAGTTTGTAGCTGCGAATGACAAGCTCAAGTCCAACTCCACTCTTGAGCTAATTATTAACATCGGCAAAAAATTCCTCGGCAAGTACAAGAAGGAGGCCTGATGCCTGTACGTAAAGGGCCAGAGTGCGTTGGCGAAGAAATGGGCCGCTTCAAAAAAGGTGAGTTACACTCCGGTAAGTCCGGAAAAGTCGTGACTGACCCTACTCAAGCGAAGGCCATTGCTCTCAGCGCCTGCGGAAGAAGCCGATACTCAGAAGTTCTCAAAAGCCTTGGATATTCCGAGGAGGCAGCGGAATCTGCTGCCGAAATGTTTGCGGAAAGTTTTGCAAAGGCAAGTAAAAAGTCTTCCTCCGTGTCTTCTTTCGAAGAAATGGATTGGAAGAAAAACTTCGAAACAGGCAAGGCTCCTGCACCAGAGAACAAAGCAAATTACAAAACAGGGCAAAAAGACGCCGAACTTCCCCTGGCAGGCAATCGCAACAAAGATACGGAAGATGAGCAGAAGCTCCCAGGTGGGAGTTTCGCTGAAGGCCAGAACAACCCCCATGCCGGGAAATGTGGTCAGAAAAAACTCCGTGAGCAAGCTGCTAAACCACGTACACCCGCACAAGAAGCCGCTGACCAAGAAAGGTCTAGAAATCAGAAGGGGAAGACAATGGGTGGAAATCGTAGTGAAGCCGCTAAAAAAGCAGCAGAGACACGAGCCAAGTGTAAAGGTCAAAGAAATACTCCGAATCCAACCACCACCGTGTAGTTTACTTCTGGACCGGCGGGGTAAGATAGGTGCGAGGCAACGCCTCATCTCACCCATTACCTTTTAGGTCCTGAGAACCATGACTAACGCTCTTGTTCGTAGCCCTTTGTACTCTGAGTTTGACACCCTTGTCAACACTCTGATGCAAACTCCTTTTGCACAGTCGAGCAACGCACGATCCGGCTTGAACTACCGCATTACTTCCGAAGACGACGCTGCCGTTGCGGAAGTGGAAGTTCCCGGTGTATCTCCCAAAGATGTAAAAGTTCGCATCGAGGGACGCAGTTTGGCTGTGGAAACGCCTCGTGGAAACGCTTTTTTCACACTCGGGCAGCGCATCGATGCCGACCATACGACAGCAAACCTGAAACACGGTCTGCTCAGCATTCGCATCCCGAAACGGGAAGCTAGAGTTGTAGAGGTTGAGGTTTCTGAAGAAGTTTGAGATAAATTCCCTGGTGCCTCATCGGCAATAATCCCGAGGGTTACTTCTCTCTTCCAAATGTTCACAGGGGGAGCGCAAGCTCCCCTTTCTTTTATTTAGCACCATGATTGGACCCACTCGCAAACCCCAGGACTTCGGATTCAAGAAGGGAGACAGTCACCTGATTGTCAACGACATCTCGGAAACAGCCAAGGCGTACTCTTTTGAGGGCAAACTCTTGTGGGAAGTTCCCTGTCTGGCTCGGGGTCAAGGTTCGGACTTTGAGTACAAACTTACGAATACTGACACACCACCCGGACTTTATCGGATTGGTACCATCTATCGTGACTATGAGCGTGTTGGTGCTCGCCCTAACTTTGACAGAACTTTAATGTCTTACGGGTGGTACAGTTTTGACCTGGAGGAACTTGAAAATCAAGAGCGTCGGTACGGTCGAGCAGGCATCATGATTCACGGTGGTGGTTCTGCCTGTGGTTGGCCAGGTGCTTGGGCACCGATGCAAAAACTTTTTGCCACTCACGGTTGTGTCCGCATGTACAATCAGCACCTTCGTGAGAAGTTGTTTCCTTTGACTCAAACTGGAACCGTGTACGTCTCTGTGTATCAGGAAGGATGAACTACAACATTCTGAACGCACTCATTTACGAAACCCTTTGGCGTTTCTGCGACATTTGGCCCTCTCTTAGAACAAACAAGCTTGCCCAGATGGCAATGGCCCACTGTTTCCCAGACTGGGTTCTGTGGAAGACCAAAGTCACTCTGAGCGATGTTGACCGCCAGGTTGGACAGATCAAAGAGCAGTGGCAAGAGGAAGAGAATGAAGCTATCGTAAAGAAGTTTCAAGAGAAGTACCCTGAAGCCAAGGTCACCACGCACAATGAACAAACCGGTGCTGTGCTCATTGAGCATCCGCCCGATGGGTCAAAGGCGCAGGAGTTACTCGGAGGGGCTATGGAGATCAAATCCCCCTGGTCAGAGTAGGGTAAAACTCTCTGCATGGACAAGTCAGGTGCCGCGAGGTCTGGCCCGTTAAGTCGGTGGTGTCCCCAAGCGAAAGGAAGTAATGCGGGATCAAGGGGTGAGTTCGAGACACTTCTCCCGCACCCTTTCTTATTGGAGTATTATCGTATCTCCAGTCTGATGAGCTTTCGATAAATCGAACACTAACCCGATACACCAATGAGCTACTTCACCGAGGAGGCACTAGAAAAGTTTCAGGCAATGTGTGCCGAAGGGATGGACTTTGCCGAAGGTGAAGAGTATGACTTTGTTCAGTGCTTGATGGCTAGCGGAGATATCTACGGGATTGAACCTGGCGAAACTTGTGAGAAAGGCAAGCAAATCTCTGATGCCGAGGCTGCTAAATTGAAGGCCGGGAAGACAGAGGCGGCATCGTCCAACGCTCGCATGGCAAAGTTGAAGAAAGCCTTCATGAAGAAGACTGGTAGAGAGATGACAAAGGAAGAGTTGAAAAAAGCTTCATGGATGTCCAAGAAAGGAAAATAAGCCATGGCAGTTAATGCGCCAACCGTTGGTGAAATTCGCACAGCAAAAAGTAGAGCCGTAGGTGGTGGGCGGAAACGCTGTAAGAAAGGTAAGAACTGCTCTGCCGCATGTGTTGCAGCCAACATGGACTGCCTCGTGGAGATGCCAGAGTCTGCTGGTGTCGCAACGACAAAAGTTCGCAACATGTTGCAGCAAAGGATGCAGGGCAAGATGCCTGCGCCTGCTGCACCTACCGCCGCCAGCTTGAGGCCTTCGCCCGAAGATCAAGCACTGAAGTCCCAGGCTAAGGGAATCCTGAGGGAGGAGAAAGCAGCGAAGCCGCCGAGAGAGAAGTCCAATGAGCCGAAGACCGGTAGACTCCTGAGCCCGGCGGAAGCACTGGCTAAGCCTAAACAACCTCAACCTCCACAAGGAGCACCAACTCCAACTGGAGAAGGCCCCAACCAATTTAGAGGCCGCTCTGAGAAGTTGGATGCCGCCCTCGACAAACTACAGAGTACGATTAACAAACTCCCCCCAGAGCAGCAAGCATACTGGAATCAACAAGTAGCAGAGAAACTTGGCATGAAGGGTGGAGTACCCACTCACCGGGATGGCTCTCCCTACACCAAAGCAGAAATTGATAAGGCGCTAACAAGTCAAGCCAACGGTTGGACCGCGATCGTTAAGGACGGGGCTCCAAAATCTCTTGAAGATCGAAATAACTCTCGGTTCCCGGCACCCAAAAACATGATTCCTGACACAACCTTTACAGGTCAAAGGAAATGGATTTCCCCGGAAGATGGTCTTGTATATAGTGCTCCGAAAAAAGCCTCACAAAAGAGGGAAGGAGTTTGGATGCAAAACCGGGCTTCGTCAAAAGATACCGATCGGCACTTACCCAACATCTCAGACTTTCGCCGTAATCAGAAAGAGACTGGGGGAGAGTGGCCCACACAAAAACTACCCCCACGTCCGGGACTCCCTAAAACGGTTGGCGAAATCATCAAAGGTCTGTCGGAGTCAGAAAAGAACGCTATCGTCTTTAATGGTCTTGACGCGAGTGGCAACGAGGGGGTTAAGCTACGTGCGTGGTACAACGCAAATCCCAAGGAGAAAGAGGCTCGACTGCGCGAAGTGGTTCAACGCTGGCATGATCAGGGCGGTCGCTCTGGTGTGTCGGGGCAACCGGTTGCAATTCCGGGCCTTGCCCCCAAGGTTGGCGAGGCGAGAAGCTCTGTGGACCATTTCCAGCCAATCAGTACGAACAGGGCAGCTAAACTTGAACCTCAGGAGGTTCGCAGGATCGCAGACAACCACAAAAATTTCCTTATCGCGGAAGAGGGGCCAAACTCAAACAGGGGGGCCAAGCCTTGGGACTCCTGGTTAGACTCCAAACTAAAGAAAAACAGGTAATCCGACGCAGAGAACATCATGGCTTTTGACAAACCCTCAATCAAACGGCAACTTCAAAAAGCAAAAACAGCACTGTCTGAAAAAGACTACAGCACCTATTGGGACACGGTGTTCGGTATAGCCGCATCCGTGGGAGGGTCCGACGACGGCCCGGAGGCAGAAGATGACATGATTGACAAAATCAACCGCAAGCTCGGTGGCCCCGGCACATAATTAAGCATTTCTACCTACGGGAAAACGCTTTACAAGGCTTAACATTAGGTAAAATAGTAGTGTAGGCGACGTTCCTGGTGCAAGGATCCCTGTCGCTGAGTCATTCTTCGCACATGTACTTACTATGACTAATGGCTTCGTCTGTTTTAACTCGCTCCCGTTCTAATCCTTGGGAGTCTTTCTGTCAATGGGTAACATCCACTGATAACCGGCTGTATGTTGGTTGGTTTGGAGTCCTGATGATTCCTTGCCTGCTCGCTGCAACCACTTGCTTTATTATCGCATTCATCGGTGCTCCCCCTGTGGACATTGATGGCATTCGGGAACCGGTTTCCGGATCTCTGATGTATGGAAACAACATTATCTCTGGCGCAGTTGTGCCTTCTTCCAATGCAATCGGTCTTCACTTTTATCCCATCTGGGAAGCTGCTAGTCTCGATGAATGGCTCTATAATGGCGGCCCTTTCCAACTGGTTGTTTTCCACTTCCTCATTGGCGTCTACGCTTACATGGGTCGTGAGTGGGAACTGTCTTACCGTCAACCCTAGGCGGCTCTTGGGGGAAACCCCAAGATAAACATCGGGTGAATTGCTGGAAACATGGACATCTACGACGCCTTTATTGAATACTTGAAAACCTTGGAATCATCCCTTCGAGGTTATTTCGAAAACCATCGTGTTATTCCAGGGCACGAAGGTGGCGAGTACTTAAAGGACAATGTCGTCAAATGCTCTTTCGATAACCACAAACTTGCTCACTACTATCGCTGGCTTGCGAAAGGAACTGAGAAAGATCGTTACGCCTGGCGTAAAATGTGTGGTTGGAGAGACGAAGACGCTCGTCGTGAGATGGCTGTCTACGCTGGGAAACTAGGTGGTCGTAAGACTGCTGAAACTCACAAAGAAAACGGAACTAACTTCCATAACTCTGATTGGCAACGAGAGCAGTCTTTAAAGAGACCCTCCGAAGAGAAGAGAGAGTGGATGTTAGAGTTGAATACCTTGCTTACTGACGATCAAAGATCGTTTGCTGGACATCTCGGGGGAATCTCTTGCACCTCAATGCAAAGGGAAACTCAAACCGGAATGTTTGACCCTCGGGCAAAAGTTCAACGAAAAGGAAACCTGAAAAGGTGGGGCATCAGAATCGATGGTGTCCGAATCCCTTATCACCGTCTTTCTTCTGACTTCATTGACTATCAAGTCAATCTAGGAACCGCTAGAGAGTATTACAATCCGTGCAATCAGCAGCCAAGCCGTCCTAGCGAGGACGGAAGGTTCAGAGACTAGTCGGTGTGAGACGCTTCTCACGTAATACGACATTAGCGCCCGACACCTAAATCGTTCAACGATATGGTGATGATATAGTCCACATTCGCATACTGTGCTTGGTATGCGCCCCTGGATCTGCGTTGCTTACAGCGCACCCGTGGCTGCTGCTTCTGCAGTGTTCCTGGTGTATCCCTTCGGTCAGGGTTCTTTCTCTGACGCTATGCCCCTGGGTATCAGCGGCACCTTCAACTACATAAACTGACCAATGTGTAGTATAAATCGGGTGAATTGCTGGAAACCTAACCCGAACTAGTTTACCTTTACACCTAACGGGTATAATTTATTCAGCATAATGTTGAATGTATGTCCCGACGGCTAACAGAAGCCGACCTAACTCCAATCTGCGAAGCACGGAACCACAAGGTACTAGACTTCTCTGGATACAGGGGTGTGAAGAGTAAAGTCCAGTTTCAATGTTTTACCTGTGGTAACCCCTTTACCACATCCGTAGCCTCCTACCTCAATTCCAAGAAAACCGGCTGCCCCCACTGTAAGAAAACCTCCATCTCCCTTCGCCATAGTGGAAAGATAGTCTCTCCCGAGACCTGTCAAAAACTCTCAGTCAAGGCTAAAGGAAGAAAAGGAACACTGAATGGAAAGTTTGGTTCCGACCACCCAGCCTTCAAAGGTAAGATGGGCCGAGACTTCAAGAACCTTTCCTTTATGTACTATCAGTGGAGAAAACAAGTCCGAGAACACTTCAAATGGAAATGTCCCTTCTCAGGGGCTGCCAGAACAGTCGTTCATCACTTGAATAGCTGGGATTGGTGTGAGGAAAAGAGATACGATCCTTCCAACGGTATTTGTATCAGCAGGGAACTTCACAAACAGTTCCATGACAAATACGGGTACGGCAGGAACACTAGCTCCCAGTTCTGGGAGTTCATTGAAACTCAGTTCGGTAAGGCAATCAGCAGCCAAGTCCAGAGTACACTCTGGAAAGGTTCAGAGACTACCGGAGAGGTTCAGTCCTCTTAATTACCGGATTAGCGCCCGACACTCGCAAGAGTGATGATATAGTCCAATCCTTGTGGAAACACAAGTCCGCTCAGCCCTATAGGTTGGTCTTCCAGGCTGAGCACAACATCCTGATGCATCCCTTCCACATGCTGGGAGTTGCAGGTGTGTTCGGTGGTTCTCTGTTCAGTGCTATGCACGGTTCGCTGGTTACTTCCAGCCTTGTCCGTGAGACTACCGAAAACGAGTCTCAGAACTATGGTTACAAGTTTGGTCAAGAACAAGAAACATATAACATAGTGGCTGCACACGGTTACTTCGGTCGCCTGATTTTCCAGTATGCTTCGTTCAACAACTCTCGTTCGCTACACTTTTTCCTTGCTGCTTGGCCTGTTGTCGGTATCTGGTTTGCTGCCTTGGGCGTTTCAACAATGGCGTTCAACCTCAACGGTTTCAACTTCAACCAGTCCCTACTTGACAGCCAGGGGCATGTAATCAACACCTGGGCTGATATTCTCAACCGTGCTAACCTCGGCTTCGAAACGATGCACGAACGGAATGCTCACCAGTTCCCTCTGGATCTGGCTTCTGTTGAAGCAACCCCGGTTGCTCTGACTGCCCCGACCATCGGTTGATTTAGATTTACTTTACGCCTCCGTTGCTAAATTGTAACGGAGGTTTTTCTATGGATAAAACTTGTACTCGCTGCGGAAACACTAAACCCCTCGATGAATTTCACAACAAGAGACGCTCAAACGGGAAACCAGGTAAAGCGTCTAGATGTCGCTCCTGCGAATGTGAAATCAAAAAACTCCGATATGATCCTGTAAAGCACAGAGATAGGACCATTAGGACCAAGTTTGGTATCACATCAGAAGAGTATGATTCTCTGCTGTCCGCTCAAAGAGGCTCCTGTGCCATCTGTGGAACCACGGATTTCTCTTACAGCCGTGGTAAGAGACCACACATAGACCACTGTCACGAAACAGGTAAAGTTCGTGGGCTCCTGTGCGGGCACTGCAACATCGGTATCGGTCAGTTCTTCGACAATATCTCCCTCCTAGAAAACGCCATTACCTACCTCAAACAGCACGGTCGGTAAACCGCACTTGCCCCCTCCCCCCATCCGTGCTATACTAACCACAGTTACAAAAAACAAATGGAAACCTGGTCCGTCTTCTCTGGCTCTGACATCGGCCTCGCTCTCATCGGGCTTGCAGGCCTCGCCAGCGTCGTCGTCGTTCTAAAAACCGCATTTGGTAACGTCACCAAGCGCGAACTCACCCTCCGCAAAAATGCAGCCTCCCAGTCTTCGGCCCGTGATTGAGTCCCTCCTTGGGACCTTTCTCGGGCTCTGCACCCTTGCCATTCCTTTACTTATCGTATTACTCTGACGGCAAAGGGTAACAATAACTACCGTTCAGCCTGCTAAGCAGGCCGGAAGTAAGCCGACTCGGAACGTGGCCGTTCATTCGCTATTCGCGGATAGCGAACGCAAAAGCCGACTGAAGGAACGCGGAATGTTCATTCATTTCGAAGACCCATGTCAATCGCTACTTATCGGGGTGTCAAGTACGACACCGAGACACACCAAGCCAGTTTCAAAACTTGGTGGAATCGCATCCATTGCGATGCAACTCGCTGGTTTACCTATCGTGGTAAGCAGTACCGTGGGGCCAAGGAGTGCAAGCTATGAGCCCAGCATTTCTCGTCTACGTTGCTGCCAAGCGTAAAGCAGACCAGCGCATCCACAGGCAGTATGTCTCAAACCTGCCCAAAGGCATCGTCTAACATTACGGGGGGCTTAGGCCCCCATTTCACTATGAATAGCATCCTTAAACAACTAAATTTTCACCCCCCTACCCTAGGTCCTTGGGACAACGGGGAGGGAGTTGAGGTTACTTGGGCAGACGAGAAGAGCCTATCCTTCAAGGTTATGGGGTCACAGTGGATGTACCTAAACTTAGAAACTTACCACGAGGTGTTTGAGTTCTTCTCCCACTACGACCAAGCTAAAGGTCACTGCATTTGCACCGGACTGGGTTTCGGGTTGAGGGAAAAATGGTTGCTCAACAACAAAAAAGTCACAAAATTGACAGTCATTGAAAAAAATCCCGAAGTTATCAGCTACCACGAAAAAATAAAATCCGACGTTTTTTTAAATGCCGAAATAATAAACGAGGATGCCAATGGTTACTCCGGGTCTTGTGACACCTTGTTGTTGGACCATTTTGAATTTGAGCCTTGGAACAACCCGCCCAAACTGTTTATTGACGTTAAACAGTGCTCTACAAACATAGAGCATGAGGTAATGTGGTTTTGGCCCCTTGAGCACATTCTGGTGTACTACGCAAGGGTTTATAAATACTGCGACTTAAGCCCCGCTCACTTCTACAAAGGTTTCCGAGAAAGCTACCCAACTCTACCCGACCTTACGGATGAGAAACTTTTACAATATTGTAAAATGTTTTGCGAAAGAGACTACATTGACGCCGGGTAAAACCAACCCATGACTCGACTTTACCATGTACGTTCTCCTAAGTAGCCCTTCGTGGGTGTTCACCCCCGGCCCAGAAGGGGCCGGCACCCTGGTAATTCCGGGAACTGTCATCCCCATCGAGAAGTTCGCTCAAATTCGCAACGTTGATCGTAACATCTTCCTGTATGACTACAGTGACTATGAAAGCAAAATCACCGTCACCGATAACGGTGCGGACACAACTATAACCTTTGACGCAGGTACGAGTTATTCCGCCCCTTCGGAAACCCTTCAGGTTATCCTGTTCAATGAAACCCCTGGCACCACAACTGGTCCAACCAGCAACGTGGCCGTCACTAATTTCCCTGCCACTCAAGCCATCACCGGCTCGGTCAATGTGGCCAATGAGATTGAAATTAAGAATGACTCTGGCAACCCGATCCCCGTCACAGGAACCGTAACCACAACCGGGTCGATTACAGGGTTTCCCTCGGCATCGACTGACGCATTTGGTCGCCTGCGTTCCTCCGAGCCTTTCACCCTGTTTGACTCAAGCCACCGTTACGCTGACAATGGATCTTGGGCTGAAAGCCTGACAAGCGGAGGCACTTCGACTTTCAACGCTTCTCAAGGTCTTGTTGATCTCGCCGTCACAAACACAATCGGAAGCTCCGTTGTCCGAGAAAGTTATAAAGTTTTTTCGTATCAACCTGGCAAGTCCCTGCTTGTCCTCAATACTTTTGTTCTGTCCGGAGCCGCAGGGATCCGTCAACGAGTTGGTTACTTCGGGTCTGAAAACGGTTACTATTTGGAGCGTGGGGCTGCTGGCGCTGTTTCGTTTGTTGAGCGCAGCAAAGTATCCGGCTCAGTTGTAAGCACTCCTGAAGCACAAACAAGCTGGAATGTTGACCCGATGAATGGCACTGGCCCTTCGGGAATCAGTCTGGACTTCACTAAATCGCAGATCCTGTGGTTTGACCTGGAGTGGCTCGGAGTGGGATCTGTTCGTGCCGGCTTCGTGGTGGACGGCAAGTTCATCTTGGCTCACCAGTTTGATCACGCCAACGTTCTCGGATCTACTTACATCACAACCGCCTGCCTGCCCCTTCGATACGAGATTGAAAACATTTCGTCTGCCACAAGCGCAACCCTCAAGCAAATTTGCTCGACCGTTATCTCGGAAGGTGGCTACACCCTCTCCGGAGCGCAGCGTAGTGTTGGCACCCCCATTCAGACCCCTTACTCCCTGACTCTGGCAGGTACCTATTACCCTGTGCTCTCCTTGCGACTCAAGAGCACTAAACTTGATGCAATCGCACTTCTCACCGGTCTGTCTCTACTCGGTGCCGGGAACAACGAAACTTACGCTTGGCGTGTAGTTTCCCGTGCTGTAACAACCGGCGGAACCTGGAATACTCTTTCCGCCAACTCCTCCGTTGAGTATAACTTGACCGCAACTTCGGTGTCAGGTGGTAATGCGGTTGCCACAGGGTTCACCAGTGCATCCAATCAAGGTTCCCCAGTAATTGACATTTTTAGGGGCTCCCTGTTTGCCAATCAGCTTGAGCGAAATAGCCTGTCTGGCACAGCACTCGAACTTACGATCGAGGTTGCCGGAGCCGGCGCTTCTCAAGTCATTTACGCAAGTGCCGACTGGGAAGAGATAACTTCCTAATCTTAAGAAAACAAAAATCAGGTAAAAATTACTACACCGCAACGACCGCATGCTGATCCTAAAAGAAGACGTTGATCTTGCCGAGCTCAACCCAAGAAACCTGACGAATGACTGCAAATTTGTTCGCCGAGCAAACGGAGAGATTGACCTCGTTCGTGAGTACAGCTCAGTGCGAGTATTCGACTATTACTGGGACAGGGGCATCAAAATCCTGAAAATCTGGCACTCAGGGGGCACCCGCAACCCAAAGTTCCAGCAACCGGAATTTTAAGTTTACTTTTCCACAAATCGGGTAAAATGGGTATAGAAACCCTTCTTAGCCATGGCACTTGACCGAAATCCCGCCTTTGGCAGGGACCAGTCCTTTCGAGAAAACGCAATTCGAGTTCTGGACCTCCTGTGGGAGAACACCGGGGGAGATGTGACTGCGTTTCCAAAGTCATACATGGAAACTCTGCGTCACGAATTCTCTGACGGCACCGTGTCGATGCTGGAGCTGATTGACCGAGTAAATCTGGGTCCGGACGCAACATATGAGGACTACTGCGAGGTCCGTGAAGCCTTGATGTCCGTGGACTATGATGAGTGGCCCGACCCTGAGGACATCGTGGAAGTGCCGTATGGACACTTAGTGCACGAGATTGACCCTTCGATCGACTACTCTGAGGTGATGGACTTTGCCGATGAGATTGTCGCCGAAGGAATGGCAACAGACGAGCCCGAGGGGGAAGTCGCTGAACCGGGTCAACCTGCCCAGGACCCGTTGAGTGAGAAGATGGAGCTTTTCTTCAAGAAAGTCATCTCGTCAGTGTACATGGACGGTGTGACCGAGGTAACGGACGCTCAAGGAAATCCCCCGAATTCCTCCAACAACTACTTGATGGCTCCGGACGGTAAAACTTTTTCTGGGATTTTCTACGACTCTCCCCCGAACGAGCAAGCCAAACAGTATCCCTTCACTATAACAGAAGGGCAAAACGGAAAATGGAGCATTAAGTACTAACATGGAAAACCCCGAAAGCAGCTTTGAGACAACTTACGCCTGCGAGAGCAGCCCGGAGCTGAACGGTAAAGATGCCTCGTTTCGGCATTCCAGTATAATCTCTGAGCCCCGCACGGTTATCAAGCGCCGAATTAACGGGGTACTCGTCCCGATAGGGAGGTTAGAATGAGGCACCTGGTTAAATCATTTCAGGAGCACATCGGGTCACGGGGGGTTCATTTTTACGATGACGAGCATTGCAACTTCCTTGATTGGAAAGAAGTTTTTCAATTCGTGGATGCTCTCCCAACCCGTGAAACAACCGACGGTTTCACCGATAAACTTACAGAGTCTCTCGCAAACTATAATCCCGACACTGAATTTCTGGCTGTTCACCAAAACGGTGACGCTGTTTCCGTCGAACTCTACGCCGAGGCAAAATGACTGACTGGCAACCAACCAAACTGCGAGACTTCTTCTTTCACTACGACTTTGCCAATCCTGACCACCAAAAGGCAGTGGATCTTCTCCAGAAGCACGCTGCTCAGGTGATGAATGACAACGCAGAATGGGTGAAAGTGTTTAGGGGTGCCTCCGGCGATACCTCCTATTTGGACAAAGCAGCAGACATTATTGCAGAGTTCGAGGGTTTCCGAGGACAGCCGTACAAGTGTCCCGCAGGTGTGTGGACAATCGGTTACGGAACAACTTACTACCCCAACGGAACTCTGGTGAACTTCGGGGACGCCTCAATTAGTATGGCAAAAGCACGGGAACTGCTCAACTACCACATTGACAATGCCATCGTGCCCATTCTCTCCAGCAAAATCCCCACTTGGGGAGTGATGAACGGGAACCAAAAAGCTGCGATTGTCTCCTTTGCCTACAATCTGGGGTCTCACTTCTACGGTAGCCCCAACTTCAATACCATCACCAAAGCACTAAGCAAGAAAGAAAACTTCTCGCAAGTGCCAGCAGCACTGATGTTATACGTCAACCCTGGCTCTAACTTTGAGGCAGGACTACGCCGTCGGCGGCAAGCTGAAGGAAAGTTATGGATGACAACTACATAAAATCATTACACTATTGTCCGATTTGCGGGAAAGTTGTGGGTTGTGGCGAAGGCCACTGCGACTCAAAACAATTTCAAGAGCATGTTTCAGAGTGTCGTCTCTCCTCTCGGGGTAAAATTGGAAGAGTACGTTACGACAGCGAAGACGAATGAACGAGGAATTTGCAGTCTTGTCGAACAAAATCGTCAAGTATCTGAATGATGCCACAATCGTTTCGCACCTGGCGCATTGGAACGTGCGAGGCGCAAATTTTTATGAAGCCCATCTGATGTTTGATCGCGTTTATGACGATCTGACTGGGCTGATGGATCCCCTCGTGGAGCAACTTCGCGCTTGTGGGTTCAATCCTGACTTTGAACTCTTTAAGGGTCCAGGAATCAGCATGGAGTTTTACGATTGCCACTCCACTGCCGAACTGGTTCTTGACTACCTGTTGGCACTTTCGAGCACTATTGCCATTTACTATTCCTTCTGCGAAAAGAATAAGCAAGATCCTCGCCTAGTTGCTGTCGGAAACCAGATGCAGTCAATGTCGTCAGTCGTTCTCACCGACATCTATTTGATTCAAAGCTACCTCGCCTGACGTCGGTTTACGACCCTGACGAGGCCGCTATACTACCCCCAGTTACTCCTGAGGCAATGTACTTCGTGGTGAATCCGTCAGGCCAATTTTGGGATGGCTGGGGATGGACGCAACAAGGCAAGCCTTTCCTGTCGGTAAGTGCTGCGACTCGATCTCTTTATGAAGAGGGCGAAGATTTAGAAGGCACTCTCATTATGGAGGTGCCTCGTGATTCCGCCTAGGTTCATTCCCGCTGGAGTCTTACAGCTTTATGAGGTTATTGGGGAAGAAAAAATTCTCATTGAGGAGTTGAGAACCTCTCCCGGAAATCGAGATCGAATCAATCAGATTCGTAACGATTTACTCATGCTTGACCCAACTAGAAACTTAATTCTAAGCGAAAACAATGCTTTCAAATGAATTTCCCAAGTTCATCACAACCTGTGAAGAAGACGAAGATGGAAACCTTATTCTCCCCTTCCCTGAAGAACTCCTTGAAGCGCTTGGATGGTCTGAGGGAACGACTCTCGACTTTGATATCCTCGGAGATCGGCTTGTCGTCCGAGAGGTCGAACGATCCGATTCTAACGAGGCTGAATGAAGTTTTGAAGGAAAGGGAAGCCCTCCATGAGCAAATCAAAAAGCTACAGGAAGACATTCGTCTTCTCCAAGAGAGGTTCAATCCAGAATACGACGTATGAGCTTTGATTTGATCAAAGGTTCCGGCAGCTGGGCGATGACGACGGTTCGTATTGACGAGCGTAACTCAAGCGCTCAAGTCTGGTGGTGTGAAGGCAAGCAAGAGTGGCATTGGTCTCTTGTTTGGGAAGATGGAGGACCGTGGGGCACACACATGCACAATGGAATTGCCACCACAAAAGCACAAGCACGAGCAGACATTACCAAGACGATCTTATGGGTCGAGGACAAATGGCCTACGTGGGAGTATTTTGAAGGAGCCTGATCCGTTCGAGATGTTATACACAGCCCGGTGGAATGTGCCCCGTGCCGCACAGGCGATGGGGTTGCCCGCCTGCGAAGCCTCGTGGGAAGAGGTAAAGGAGCAGTTCCGCCAATGGGCGGTTTCCCGCACTTTACAGGAGTGTCACTGAGTGCTATATTGATTGAGTGGTTGGGGGAAGCCTCGCCACCCGCACCTTGAAAACTAAAAATCGCAGGATACGCGACACCTCTCGCAGGTCGGTCCAAACGGCTTGATGATGTGAAAGAGTAGGGTGATGCGTATGCGGCTCCCCACCTCCTGCCGTCAATGGGATATAGCATAATGGTAATGCAGCTGGCTGTTAACCAGTGTCGGAAGACAATGTAGGTTCGAATCCTACTATCCCAGTCACCACTAAATAAGGGTAAAACTATTTAACAGTTTATTTAACAGTGGACTATCAAAAAATCTACGATAGTTTAATCAGCCGAGCTAAAGTAAGAAATATATTAGATTACACCGAGAAGCACCATATAGTGCCAAGATGTTTAGGTGGATCTGACGATCTTGAAAACTTGGTTTGCTTGACACCGGAAGAGCACTACTTAGCTCACCAACTTTTAACGAAACTCTACCCCAAGCATGAAGGCTTGGCAAGAGCCGCCCACATGATGTGTACTGGTAGACCCACCAACAAGTACTATGGTTGGGTTCGGCGCCGCTTTGCGGAAGCACAAAGGGAAAGTGTAAAAGGTGAAAATAACCCTTGCTTTAATACCCGGTTAATTTTCAACCCGGCTGAGAGGAAGACAAAACGCATCAGCATTGATGAGGTTCTACCAGAAGGGTGGAGGGAGGGAGCTGTCTACGACTTTGACGCCTATTTTGAAAGACTATCTCAAACGGAACAAAAGAAGAAGATTAAGGCTCAAAAACTTCAAGCGAAGATAGAGAACCTGCGTAATCTCCATAAGGTTTACAGCGAGGAGGGCTTCCAAGGAGTCCTCAAAACCGGGTACGATAAAAGCAAAGCCAATCTGGTTATGCAGTTTGCCAAGTATCTACCCGAGTTTGTGCCCCAGAATGGCAAGAGGAGGGGAGGCTGAGTTTACTCCGAGTCCTTCCCGCTATGTTAGTTGTGTCACCCGCGCCTGGAGATAAACTTGTCTGCCGGTGACTTTGGGTACTCGCTTAACCGTCAGCGAGTATTAAACGAAAGGGGGGTTTATT